AAGGGAGCATCCTCGGCAACCGGATACAAGGGAGCATCCTCGGCAACCGGATACAAGGGAGCATCCTCGGCAACCGGCACCTATGGAGCATCCTCGGCAACCGGCACCTGTGGAGCATCCTCGGCAACCGGATACTGTGGAGCATCCTCGGCAGAAGACAAGGATGTAGTAGCTGTTGCTTGGGGTTACAAATCAAAAGCCAAGGGCGTTCTTGGGGCATTTCTTGTTTTTGCAGACTGGGAATACACTGGCTCAAAAGATAATCCGGAATATGACAGAAATAACCAGAGTGCATGGGTTCTTAACGGTGCAAAGATGGTGCAGGTAAACGGTGACGATATCAAGCCGGATACTTGGTATACGATTGAAAATGGAGAGATTGCGGAGGTATCAGAATGAATTACATAAAAGCAAAATATCCAAACCAGAGCCGGTCATATATATTTGCTACATCAGACGATGTAAAAGCCGGAGACATGGTTTTAAATTCCAAAGGCGCAAAGCTGAAAGTTACGGATGAAACCGTGGATATGAAGTGGGTAGAGACCTACGGTGCTGATAAGGTGGAAGTTGTGAAGAAATATGAGGAACAGGAAAGCGGTGGTGACGATGAGAGTTAATCCATGTAGATATTGTGCATTGTCTATAAACCTTAACGGAAAGCATTGTTCAAGGTATTCTTCCGAAGAGTGCGCAAAATGTGAGAACATTCAAAAACACAGGGAATACCTTTTAAGTCAGCGAAAATTCGCAGAGGGTGAGCAGATTACAAGCATTGAGGAACTTTTGAAACAGGAATGGGTAATGTGGTATCACAGTACAAAGCACATAGAGGTTTTCAAGAATATGCAACTCAATCTTGTTTTGAAATTTCTTAAAAATGGAGCATTTAAAAAAGCAATAAGGAAAGAAAGCGAGGAAAAATAATTATGGCAGAGAACACAGCAGTAGCAAAGACAGAGGAAAAGACAGAGGTTGCACACAGCAACAACAAGGTTACAGACTATAGCCTTGGAATTTTTGGAACATCAGATAATTTCATTATGGCTATGCAGATGGCAAAGGCGTTGGCGAGTTCAACTATCGTTCCGGCAACATTCCAGAAGAACGATGCAAACTGTCTGATTGCTATTGAGCAGGCGCAGAGACTGCGAGTAAGCCCACTGATGGTTATGCAGAATCTGTATGTAATTCAGGGGAGACCGTCTTGGAGCTCAAAGTTTCTGATTGCGGCAATCAATAATTCCGGCAAATTCGATATGGAATTACAGTTCGAGGAAACCAAAGATAAGGATGGAAAGCCTTATTCGTGTCTTGCTTGGACTACGAAAAATGGTCGTAGAGTTGAGGGTATGACCGTGGACATGGAAATGGCTAAAGCCGAGGGATGGCTTGGTAAGAACGGTAGTAAGTGGAAAACCATGCCACAGTTAATGCTTCGTTACAGAGCGGCATCTTTCTTCTCAAGTCTGAATTGCCCGGAATTGACGATGGGTCTTTATACAAAAGAAGAAATGCAGGACAACGATTTCAAGGAATATCCGATGGAAGATTTGCAGGAACAGGTTAAACATGAAATATCTGAGAACGCTAATACAGAGGATTTCCCTGTTGAGCCGGAAGTTGCAGAAACTGTGGAAGAGCCAAAGATGGCAGAGACAGAAGTTGCAGATGATGATGACGTGCCGGATTTCTTGAAGTAGGAGGTTATATGAGAATTATTTCGCAGGACGGCACGATTGATTTGCCGTATGAACAGGTAATTATTACGAGAAACGATAAAAGCATTTACTTAATGGAACATCTTACTGAGGACGTTGAAATTGCTAAATATTCCACGGAAGAAAAAGCAAAAGAAGCCATGGAAGAATTAAGAATGTCTTATATGTGCCATAATCTTGTAAAGATGGGGCAGACACCGCCAGATGGAATTGACGAAAAACTTACTATGGGTTTGAGTGGAGTATTTCACTTTCCTGCAGAGGAAGAATTGGAGTAGCATATGGAAGTTATATCATTTTTAGAATCCGTACAGAAAGGCATGGAAGATAACATTTACAACTTTTGCAAAGATGGGAAATGTAGCCAATGCGGTAACTGCTGTTCCAATCTTTTACCAATGAGCAGAAAAGAAGTAGATACCATTCGCAGATATATTCGTAAGAACCATATCAAAGAGTGCAAACATCTTCTTCCCACTGCGAATAGAACGTATGATATGACATGCCCTTTTCTTGATACGGATAAGAGTTGCGAGAAATGCAGAATCTATCCGGTTCGACCAGAAATTTGCAAGCAATTTATCTGTGACAATGAGCAGAGAGCAAAGCACAATAGGGCATTGTTGGGACAGACGAGACAGATTATTGATGTGAGGAGTGAGTTCTTTAATGAGACTTAAAGTTTTAGGTTCTGGTTCATCCGGCAACTGCTACATTCTGGAGAATGAAAACGAAGCCTTGATAATCGAAGCTGGGTTGCCATTCATGGAAGTCAAGAAAGCACTGGATTTCAATGTGATGAAAATTAAGGCTGTGATTACTACCCATTTCCATACTGACCATAGTCTTTATAGCTTACAATATGTGCAAGCTGGCATTCCTGTTTTTGAACCATGCAGACAGCCGATAAAAGATTCTGAAATGCGTTTTAGAAAAGGAAATTTTGACATAAGAGCATTTGAAAACCGTGATAAATCTGGAAGATGGCTACATAACAACGGAGACGGTTCAGAGTGTCCGTGCGTTGGGTTTTACATTACGCATCCAGATATGGGAAGCCTTGTGTATGCAACAGACACAGAATACGTCAAATGGCGATTTAAGGACATTAATCACATCATGGTGGAAGCCAACTACGATATGCAGTTTGTGAACCGAGAAGAGCCAAATTACGAGCACAGATTAAGAGGTCACATGAGCCTGCCAACGGCGCTTAAATTTATTTCTACTAACGATAATCCGGCATTGCGAAATGTTGTTCTAATTCACTTATCAGATAAATCAGCAGATTCGGCATTATTCAAACAAAAGACAGAAGAAACAGTTAAATATGGATCAGATGTTTACGTGGCGGAACGTGGATTAGAGGTCGATATGAACCTTTACCCGTTTTAAGGAAGCGAGGAATAAGTGAATGAATAAAGTGATTTTAATGGGAAGATGCACCAAAGACCCGGAAGTAAGATGGTCGCAGGGCGAGAAGTCAACAGCTATCGGTAGAATTACTCTGGCGGTTGACCGGAAATTTAAGCAGGATGGACAGCCAACGGCAGATTTTATCAATTGTCTTGCGTTTGGTAAAAGAGCAGAGTTTCTTGAAAAATATTGCAAAAAGGGAACAAAGCTTGTAATTGAAGGAAGCTGGCAGACCGGAAGTTACACCAACAAAGACGGTAATAAGGTGTACACCAATGAGTGTTTGATCGAAAGCTGTGAATTTGCAGAGAGCAAACAGGCTTCGCAGGACAACGGAAGTTACAAACCGCAGCCTATGACAGATTCGGATGGTTTTATGAATATTCCGGATGGAATTGATGAAGAGTTACCTTTTACTTAAAAATGACTCGGATAAATCAATGGAAGGGAGATATGTATGTTATTGATCGAGGACAAAGGCCAGAAAGAGGGTCAGCACATACTTAAGAATCGCTATTTTGATCGTAATGACATAGAGGTGCTACGAGCACCTCTTCCAGTTGGAGATTATGTTATCGCGGAAGAAACCGTTCTTGACGTTATAAGACGAAAGTCAGCAAGAAAGATGGAAGTTAAGAAGATGGACTTTATTGGAAGCTACAAGGTTGCTGTAGATACTAAGAAGGACATGCAGGAGATTACGGGAAACGTCTGCGGAAAACAGCATCCAAGGTTCCGAGACGAGTGTATTTTGGCGCAGAACAACAATATAGCACTGTATGTTTTGGTTGAGAACATGGATGGAATAAAAACTATTGAAGACGTTTTTCATTGGCACAATCCAAGGCTTGAGAGATACAACAAGATAAAGTACATGCATGGTATTGGAAATTGGTTGAATGTACCGCTTCCAAAGGCACCGCCAACAAGCGGGGAAGTCCTTGGAAAAGCAATGCTGACAATGCAGCTTAAGTACGGCGTGGAATTTGTTTTTTGCAGACCGGAAGATGCAGGATCGCGTGTCATTGAGCTTTTGGAAGTAGAAAAGTGATAATTTTTTGGAACTTGAAGGAGATATTATGGCAAGTAAGCGGATGTTTCGTATAGATTTAGTGACGTCAGATGCTTTTCTTGACATGCCGCTCACAGCGCAGGGGTTGTTTTTTCATTTATGCATACGGGCAGATGACGACGGTTTTGTTGACTGCGCTAATAAAACAGTAAGAGAGTGCCAGGCTTCAAAGGAAGACTTGCAAATTCTCATTGACAAACATTATGTTCTTACTTTTCCAGGATCTAATGTTATTGTCATAAAACATTGGAAATTACATAACTGCATTCAAAAAGACCGTTATAAGCCAACCAATTATGCAGAAGAAAAATCAATGCTTTATACGAAAAGAAATGGCGCATACACCTTTGATGCTTCAAAAAATTTTTCCGGAGTGAATGCAATAAGGAGCGCAGGAAGCTCGCCGGGGAAAGAAGTGGAAGCGTGCATACCGCCATTGGCGGAAGTGGCTGATTATTGCCGTAAGAGGAAGAATGGTGTGAGCGCGGAATCATTTATTGATTACTACAAATCAATAGGTTGGAAACGTAATGGAGAAATAATAACCGACTGGAAAGCCGCATTAAGGAGTTGGGAGAAGCAGAAGAAAGAGAGTAACCCAAGATCAAAAAACAAATTTAATAACTTTCATCAGAGATCTTATGACTATGATGAATTAGAAAAAACTTTGATGGAAACAAATGTTAGGGAAGGGCGTGATAAGAAATGATGGAAATGGGCGAATACGAAATTTGCAACAGGTACCGACATGCAAAGCATAAAGGTGAACAGTTGGAGATTCTTGCGGAACTAAACGACGTCCCAAGGAACAAAATTATTGGAATTTTATTGGAAAACGGAGAAAATGTAAAACTTCCAATAAAAACAAGGGGAAGAAAACGCAATACGGATTTTACAGAAAAAGAATACCAGAAAGCATTGCTTAATAGGCTCGATGAATTGGATGGTCAAATTTCTGATCGTGAAAATGAATTCAAAGATATATGCACAGTCCTTTTTGGAACTCGATTCGATTGAGATGAAAAGAAAGGAGAACTGATTCATGAGAAATAAAGATGAAGAACTTAGGCGAGAGGGAATGGCATATGCTTTGCGAATTGCAAAGGAGAAGGGAATTGACTCTCTGGAAGAAGAGTGCCGCTTTCGCGGCGCAACAAAATTACCACTTGCGCTACCCAAGAATGCAATAGATGAATGCGTCAGCAAGATTAAATTAAATACCATAGACACGGTAACGATTTTGTCTGCAATGGTTTTGCACGATGAGTTTGACTTTGGTAAAAGCCACATACAGAGATTTGTTGATCGCTTCAATAAAAAGGCAGAATGCATCATGGATGATTATGCTACATGGGAAGATCAGATACAGATCTTGAAAGAAGAGTGTGGGTTGGATTTTAAAATTCGCAGAAATGACACTGATGTGAAAGTGAGATAAAGGTATGAAAGAAAAAATGCGCAACGATAGCGGCGACGCGCTTAAGAGATTCAGAGAAGTGCTGTATCAGCTGCGGTGCGGAAGGGAGCAGGGAAAATGAATGTCGATAAATGATGCCATAGAAATATTGGAAAAAGCTATAGAAGCCCAAAAAGATAATAGAGATATGCTCCAAGCTTTAACAAAAGCTGTGAAAGCATTGCAGATATGCAGGGACACAAAAATGAAACAGCAGCCAAGAAAAGTGGCAACCAGGTATGCGCGGAAAGAATTCTACTGCCCTGCATGTAAAAAACATATACGTGACATCTACAGAAATAAAGGCAGGTATTCATTTTGCGATGTATGTGGTCAAAAAATTGATTGGAGATAAAGACACGGAAGGGAGAAAAAAAGATGCCGAAGTGTAAGAACTGCAATAACTTATATAATCTGTCAAATAAAGATGATGTAATTGTCGGTAAGTGGTGTCCGAAGATTAACGACAGCCCACATTTAGACATGGAGCGCAACTGTGAGCATTATAAAGCCATGACCAATGCAGACCGGATCCGAAGCATGACGGATGAGGAACTGGCAAAATGGTTTGATGCTGTGACGAAAGACGTACTTGGTGGAAGCACTTGGAATAAAAAAGGATGGCTTAAATGGCTTCGGGCAGAAAGCGAGGGATAGTATGGAGAGATTAACGACAAATAAAAGCGTATCTGATATGTCAATGGTTGAGCTGGCACATAACAGTTGCTATGTAGACAGCGAAGGTAATGCCAGATATAGAGATTATGAGATGGAAATGGATGCACGAGATTTCGCCAGAAACCTCATGGTCACATTGACAAAAGATGAGTTGCCAGTAGATGATACAGAGTTTGACGAGGAAATACTGGACAATTTAACAATAGACCCATTTTCAGATGTCCGTGGTCTGATTGCCGTGTTCTACCGTAATATGTGGGCAATGGCAGACTTAAGAGAAAAGCTGAAACGCGATGAGGATGCCGAGGAGCAGGGATTGCTTCTGCGGTTGCCGTGCAAGGTGGGAGATACCGTATGGGTAGTTACTTCTCCGTTTAATGTGTTTGATGACATTGAATATGATGAAAATATGAAAGATGAAGTGTATGAAGCTTTTATTTCTAGTGTAACTTTCTATGAATGCGGGGAGCAATATAGAATTTATGCAAAAGCAACAAATCACTTTATCGGAGCGTATTTTAGAAAATGCGATTTTGGGAAAACCGTATTCCTTACAAAAGAGGAAGCCGAAGCCAAGCTGAAAGAAATGGAGGGCGCAAATGGAGAGTAGATATTTATATCGCGGAAAGCGGATTGATAACGGCAAGTGGGTGGAAGGTAGTCTTGTTACCGGAGTATTTTTTCGGTTAGGACAGGAAATCCCGTACATGTTTTGCCCTAATCTTGCCGATTATGATTGCTTTGAGGATTTTTCGGAAGAAAATGGGATATTTGAGGTAGACCCATCCACTATCTGCCAGTGCACCGGACTTAAGGACAAGAACGGCAAGCTGATTTTTGAGAATGATATTCTCTCAGGGCATATCGACGTTGAGTTTCCAGAAGATGAGACGAGAAAGCGTGTCGTGTGTCATAAAAACGGATGGTGCACGAATGAGCCGGGCTGTGATGACTATGAGGAACTGGATGATTTTGATTCAGAGAATTTTGAAGTGATCGGCAACATGATTGACAACCCGGAGTTGTTGGAGGTGTAGGAATGAGTAACAACACAAATATAGTAATATCACAGGCTTTAATGATGAGAATTAAAAATTATGCAGAAAGAGCATTGGATAGAAAAGATGTAACAGTTGATATAGCTATGGCTGAAATACGCTGTACGGTTGACGCTTATGACGAATATTTTCATACAGGCAGACTGCCAGTAAGAAAGGAGTAGCCATGACAGAGAATGAAGCAATCGAAAAAATCAAGTACCGGATGCATACGGCGGAGCATGTAGCCGGGGAATGCGGAATGGAAGATCTGGAAATGGCGATAAAGGCACTGGAAGAGGTGCAGCGCTGGCACACATCAGAAATCAACCCTAATATTAAAAACGAATTTGCAAACACCTCTACACAGATCTGCCACAACTGCGACCACAAAGATGAATACATCGAGGAACTGGAAGCAGAAGTGGAAGAGTACCGCACAATCGGTACACCGGAAGAATGCCGTAAATCATTGGAAATCTGCAAAGCTATGGTTGAACGTAATATAACACCAGATGATATGGAAAATTATATGAAGTTTGAGGATGAATGCATAAAGCAGGGATTTACACTTGACAGCATTCTGAAATCCAGAGAGAAGCAGACGGCAAAGAAAATAGAAATCTTTAATGGACAGGCATCTTGCCATAACTGTAAGCACTTTTTTGGAGAAATGAATGTTATTAGGAGTCTGATAGCATGGAACATGCCATATTGCAAACATTGTGGTCAGAAATTAGATTGGAGTGATGAAGAATGAGTGCGATATGGTTCATAGTTCTGTTTTTAGCTTGGGAAAATGGAGTTGAAATTGATGATGCGTCATATTTGATGTTTGCAATTTTTTATGTCGGAGATTGCATTTTAATGCAGAACAGGAGGGCGAGCGATGGGAAGATTGATTGATGCAGACAATTTGCAGTTCAATGGGCGAAATTACAATAAAAGTCAGATGAAAGCAATTCTCGATTTTATTGATTCGCAGCCGACCGCCTACGACCCGGACAAGGTTGTGGAGCAGTTGGAAGAACGCACAGCATTCCTGAAAGACTGTACGAAGTATGGAAATAAAACAGCAGATCAGCAGTCAAAATCCTACGACACTATGATGATTTACGAGGTCATGGATTTGGTAGATGATTTGTTAGAGATTGTAAAGGCAGGTGTATCAGATGGCAATTAAACCGATTTTATTCAATACCGAAATGGTTCGGGCAATTTTGGACGGACGGAAGACCTGTACCCGTAGATTGATAAAGCCACAGCCGGATAAAAAGCATATATATCCACTTGGTTTTGTTACCGACAGTACAGAAAAGAAAGAGGTAGGATGCTTTGGATTTGCCGCTAATGAATATGGTGGCTCTATTCAATACGTTAAGCCGCCGTATAGGTATGCACCGGGAGATATCCTGTATGTTCGGGAGACATGGAAAAAGGCGCCGAACGGATACTATTACTACGAAGATTGGCAAAGAAATGACATTGCCGATGTTACAAAGTGGAAACCATCCATCCACATGCCGAAAGAAGCGGCGCGTATCTGGCTTAAGGTTACGAATGTGAGAGTGGAGCGGTTGCAGGATATAACACCAAAGGGGGCAGAAAGCGAAGGTGTTGGAAACCTTTTCTATGATGATATCGGATACGGTGAAAAAAATTATGGAACAGAAGTAGACACAGAGTACGGGATTGCAAAGGAGCAATTTGCTTGGCTGTGGGAATCAACCATCAAGAAATCCGACCTTGACCGGTATGGTTGGGATGCAAATCCGTGGGTTTGGGTTATCGAATTTGAGCGGTGCGAGAAACCGGAAGGAGTGTGAGGTATGGCTAAAGCAGTATTGATTATGGATATGCCGGAACAGGTATGCCAGAAATGCACATTGTGCTATGAGACAGAGAATGATGACGAATATCTGTGCTGTGCGACAGGGAAACTTGTACCAGACGGAGCAAAGCCGGATTGGTGTCCGCTCCGGGAACTGCCGGAGAAGATACCGGAACTTAAATCCGGTTATGAAGAAATTAGCAAGAGCATTCACCGAGACGGCTGGAATGCGTGTTTGGATGAAATTTTAGGAGGAAAAGATGACGGTACAACAGTATGAAGAATACAAAGAAAAGATGAACCGACTTGAACCAGTTAAAGATTTTCTTTTTTGGTGCGGAGAGAGGTATCGTGGAAAAAGTGTATCAAAGCATCACTTTAGAATAAAGACAATCAAACAAAGCTTCTTGTTACATATTCATTCCTATCTTGGTGAGTCATACGATTATGAAATCCCAGAAGATTTACAAGAAAGAATCGTAAAGACCATTGAAGAGTATGTGGACGAGAAAGAAAGGGAACTTGAGCAGATATGAGCAAAAGCAGAGCAAGTAAATTAAACGGCTACCGGAGCGCGGTAAGCAGGCAGAGAAATGATGTTTATAAATTTAAGCCTAAAAGAGGTAAGAAAAATGGAAGAAAGGGTTAGGTGGCTGGATAAGAATTGCAGTAAGTGCGGATCACAGATGAATAGTTGGGACATGCGATTGACCAAGACTTTCAAGGTGCGAAATACTTGCGAGAAGTGCTTCTGCAAAATATATGATATGGATCAGGATTCATTTCGGAGTACAATGGAAGATTTTTGGGGCATTCGTCCTTGCCAGGGAATTTGATTATGGGAAAAGAGTACAACAAACTGACACAAAGACTTCTCGCTGAAGGATATACCGTAGATGATTATCCAGACTATGTGCAGATTTGCACAAGCAAGTTTAGCGGTAGTGATCCTTTGAATAATATGTCAGGTGGATTTGAATATAAACGTTTTTATAGTGATCAGATTGTGTACAAGACAGGGTGCGGGAAGTACATAATGGGGAGCCATGTTGTTGGCGATTTTGGATATATCATTGATTGGAGCCATGAGAATGACAATCCTGTGTTTCGTTGCCCTTATAACAAACCAGAATGCGAATACAATGATCCGCGATTACATGGTATGCATGGTGGCGGTTTATGCATCCAGTGTTGGTGCACCTGTCACAGGACGGATGAACCATACGATTATGAGAACAGCATCGAAAAAGAAAATGCGAAGCGTGACGCAGAGCGAAGACAAAAGTACGAGGAATACTGTCAAGCCCACAATGGGCGAGTCTGCCAGAATCATATGTTTTATGATGAGCACACACGGACATGGGAACAACACTATGAACCGACCAGATGCGCACATATGTGCTATTCGCAGAATGGGTATTGCCCGATCCTTGGGCGTAAGTTGAGTAGAAAACGGGGAAATGTGTACTATGATCTGCGAGAATCTGGTGCGGTGAGGAAAAAAGAACAGATTTCATTGTTTGAACAGGACAGGTGGGAACACATAACAAAAGGAATTCGGTATTTAAAAAAGCCATGTAGCTTGGACATTTGCGAAGCCATTGTAAAAACGCAGCAAGAAGATATTCGACGGAACTATGAGATAAATCATTCGTCGATGATGCTTATGGATGAAACATATACTTGGGAAATATATAACATTCGCGCCGAAGCAAAGCCAAGCCGTGATCTGCTACAGGATTTACAGGACTTAAGAGATGGTATTCCAATTACGTTTGATGATGACAGGATAAAGGAGAAAGAGACAAAGAAAAAAGAACAGAGAAATGCAAATAAGCAAAAAGCTATTGAGAAGTTAGAAAAGAAGCTGATTGAAATCGGCTACGAAAATCTTTCTGACACGTCTGCTGACCGTGTGCACGCGGATAAGTGGTTAGATCCGGAGAGATTGGAAGAATTGGAGAATATCCGACGACAGAAAATAAAAGAAGAACAGGAAAAGCCGGTACAACTTAGCCTGTTCGATATGTAGAAAGGAGCCGGGACCTATCCGGATAAAAGGCGCGCCGGGTTCCTTTTGAAGAAAATGAAAACAAAATGTGAAATTTACAGAGATTCTATGCAGAATTACAAAAAGTACGCGATACCGTCGGCACAGCTTATTATTGCCGATGTACCTTACAACGTAGGGAAGAATTTCTACGGCAGCAATCCGATGTGGTACAACGGCGGCGATAACAAGAATGGAGAAAGCAAACTTGCAGGAAAAGCAGCATTTAATTCGGATTTTAATTTCAATCTGTATGAGTATTTCCATTTTTGCAGCAAGATGCTCAAGAAAGAGCCAAAGAAAGCAGGAAACCGCGGTAGAAGTTCAGAAGCACCGTGCATGATCGTGTTCTGTGCGTTTGAGCAGATGCAGACATTGATTGCGGCGGCAAAGAAGCATGGTTTCAACAATTACATACCACTTGTATTTGTAAAAAATTACAGTCCACAGGTGCTTAAGGCAAATATGAGAGTGGTCGGAGCGACGGAGTATGCATTGATCTTATATAGGGACAAGTTGCCAAAGTTTAGAAATGGAGCAAGATTCGATGAAAACGGAAAGACTATCCGAGGCACTGGACATATGATCTTTAACTGGTTTACTTGGGAGAAAGATGGCAAAGATATTCCCAAAATCCACCCGGCACAGAAGCCAGTATCTGTTTTAAAAAAGCTAATAGAGATATTTACAGATCCCGGTGATGTGGTAATTGATCCATGTTGTGGAAGCGGTAGCACATTAAGAGCGGCGGCGGAACTTGGAAGAAATGCGTATGGATTTGAGATTGACCGCAATTTTTATACAGGAGCAAAAGAGAAAATGCTTGTGTTCGAAACTGATAATCAGATTAGTTTCGAGGATATTCCAGGGGTGATGCCATGAGAACAGTATTGAAATATCCGGGAAGTAAATGGAACATTGCTCACCGACTGGTGGAACTGATACCGGAACATCACAGCTATGTAGAGCCGTTCTTCGGCAGCGGGGCCGTGTTATTTAATAAGCCGGTATCTGATATCGAGACGATCAATGATCTGGATCATGATGTTGTGAATCTCTTCCGGTGCATACAGGAAGATGCGGAACGTCTGTCCAGAATGGTAATGACTACACCATTCAGTCGTGAAAAATATGAGGATACATATAAACTGGATGTATGGGAGCTGATGATGCCGGATGAACCGTATCATAAGGCATTACGATTTTTAATCCAGTGCTGGCAGGGGCATGGGTTCCGTACCAATGGTAGCAAGGTAGGATGGAAAAACGATGTACAGGGCAGGGAGAGAGCCTACGCTCTGTGGAACTGGTACCGTCTGCCGGAATGGATCATTGACATAGCGGAACGCCTGCGCATGGTGCAGATCGAGAATCGCCCGGCGTTGGAAGTGATTGAGAGATTTAATTACAGCAATGTTTTTATGTATATTGATCCGCCGTATATTTTGGGTACCAGAGCGGGAAAGCAATACAAGCATGAGATGACGGATGCGGATCACGAAGAAATGTTGAAGCTGTTGCTGCAGAGTAAAGCAAAGATCATGATTTCTGGTTACGAGTCAGAAATGTATAACGATTATTTGACTGGATGGGAGAAAAAACAATTTTCGACCTGCGCAGAGTATGGAAAACCGCGGACAGAAACGGTGTGGATGAATTATAGGGCAGATTTACAGATGAAATTGGACTTTTCGGAGGTTACGTCAGTATGATAAATGGAGAATTGATCGTTGACAACTTCGCCGGTGGCGGTGGTGCTTCCACCGGTATAGAGTTAGCAACTGGATACAGCGTTGATATTGCGATCAACCATGATCCGGAAGCAATCAAGATGCACAAAGCAAACCATCCGAACACAAAGCATTACTGTGAAAACGTCTGGGCGGTTGATCCGGTCAAAGCGTGCAACGGGCATCCGGTAGCACTTGCCTGGTTCTCGCCGGACTGCAAGCATTTCAGTAAGGCAAAGGGCGGCAAGCCCAAGGATAAGACCATCAGAGGTCTTGCGTGGGTAGCCTGCCGATGGGCGGGGCTGGTGCGACCGAGGGTCATCATGCTGGAGAATGTGGAGGAATTTAAAACTTGGGGACCTCTTGGGCGGCGGCATCATCCAATCAAGGCAAAGCAGGGAAAGACGTTTGAAAAGTTTGTGCAGCAACTTACAGATCTTGGGTATGAGGTGCAATGCCGGGAGCTGATTGCCGCTGATTACGGCGCACCGACCATGCGGAAAAGATTTTTTATGATCGCACGTTGCGATGGCAAGCCGATTGTTTTTCCAGAGCCGACACACGGACCGGCAGACAGCGAAACAGTTAAAGCAGGACTCCGCAAGCCGTATGTTGGAGCATATACACAGCTTGATTTTTCTTTGCCATGTCCGAGCATCTTTGACACGTCGGAAGAGATCAAGGAAAAGTACGGAATCAGGGCGGTACGTCCGTTGGCGCCGAAGACAATGGAAAGGATCGCAAGAGGATTAAGAAAGTTCGTCCTCGACAATCCGGAGCCGTTTATTATCCAATGTAATCATGGTGGAGAGCGCAGACCGAACGATATTCGGAAGCCAATGCCGACCATCACTGGAAAGCATGGGTATGGAATTGTGGAGCCGACGTTTGCACCTTATATGGGGACAAATACAACGAATCATCCGGGGGGAAACTGCAAAGATCCGATACACACAATTACAACTGGCAATCAGCAATGTCTTATTAGTCCTACGTTGATTCAGTACCATTCAGAAACTTCAAAAGATGGAGTAAGAGGGCAGGCTATAAAAGATCCGATCATGACAGTTGACAGCTCAAATAGATATGGGCTGGTCGCATCGTTTCTGCATAAGTACTATGACGGAGGATATAAAGGTGCTGGGGAAACAGTAGAAAATCCGCTTCCGACAGTGACCGCATGGGATCATAACAGCGTTGTTACTGCGAATCTGATTCAGATGAACAATCATTGTGACGGAAAAGATATCAGACAGCCATTACCAACGATCACGGCTGGTGACGGACACTTTGGAGAGGTCAGAGCGTTTCTGATTAAATACTATGGACAGGGAACAGGGCAGGATATAGAACAGCCGCTTGATACTGTGACAGCCAGGGATAGATTCGGATTGGTTACGATAGAGGGTGTCGATTATCAAATCGTAGATATTGGGCTGCGGATGTTGGAACCACGAGAACTGTACGGATGTCAGGGATTCCCGGAAGATTATATTATTGATCATGATTACACCGGAAAGACGTATCCAAGAAGTGAACAGGTGCGCAGATGTGGCAATGCAGTATGCCCACCGATACCTGCGGCACTGGTCAGAGCAAATCTTTCGGAACTGTGCGTAGCGGAACGTATGCCAAATATGCAGATAGAAGCAGAGCAGACAGGACAGCTTCGGTTTGCCTAACCTTAAATTTTGTGGAGGTGCTGCCATGATACAGACAGCAGAAGATAAAGTGAAAGAGTACCGCCAGTGCATCCGCAGAGAAATAGAACACTGGAAAGTTATCAATCAGAACGGGTGTAATGATCCGTTCTGGTCGGATGGCTGCAACATGAATCTGGTGCGAAATCACATTATTTATTATCAGTCAAAGATCCACGAGGCCTGCACAGAAAATCAGTTGTCATTACCAGAGGAATGTTATTTATCCCTACCGCCGGAAGTGGACAATAATTATATGGCAAATTTTAAGCAGAAACCGCGGGTGGAGAGATTGCGTCAGATGGGAAGAATCACAACCGGACGTGTTTACCAGTACGACGAGAACCAGATGAGTTTATTTTAGAACCAGATAACAAAACCAAGAAGAGAGGAATGGTCATCTCATGAAAAATATAATAATGGATTTCGGTCTCTATTATGAAATTGCCAAAAAGAAAATCAAATTAAAACTATGGTCAGCCGAGTACTCAAAAGGATATTTATATTTTTTCCTGAACAATGTCGCAGATGTGACGGAAGAACAGTATAACGAGTACTCAAAGATGATCGATGAACTTTGAGAAAGAGAGGGGAAACAATGTGTAATTGCATGGATGAGGTATTGGAAAAAATGTGTGGGATGGAAAACATCGAACAGGTATTACCACCTATCGAGGTTATATCCGAAAGAGCGTACTTAGAATTTACAGTAAAAGAAAAAGGTAAGAAGAGAGAGCGGAAGCTGCCGGTATTACTGTCACGGTGCCCGTTCTGTGGCGAGCCGTATGATGAGAAAAAGAAATCTTGATGGAGGTAGATCATGAAAAGGAAACTTATAACAGCCATCATAGCTGTAGCACTCCTGATTGCCGGATGCAGTGATACAGCAAATGTCAGCGAGGGACAGGATAGGATGATGGAAAAGGTAGAAGATGAATGGGGATATGCCATTTATGTAGACAAAGACACCAATGTTATGTACATAAAAGGACCCGGAGACGGAGGAACTTTTACCGTTATGCTCAATGCTGATGGTACACCGAAGATCTGGCAGGGAGAAGAATAAAATATTGGAGGATAGTGGCTTATGAAGTTTTCAAAACTGACTAAGCCAGAGCTTGAAACAATTATTGAAAACGCCAATTTCACGGAGCAGGAAGAAGAAATATTTTATCTTCTTGCCCGTGGACTTATTTCAAAAGAAATAGCCATGAGACTATGCGTATCAACAAGAACAGTGGAAAGAAGAATTTTTGATATTAAACAGAAAGTAAAAAAGTTAGAAGGTGAGTTAAACGGGAAATCTTTCAAATAGTGAGTTGTTGAATATTGCCATCGAAAATGGTATTATCAACATAGACACCATTCAGAAAAAAATTGAAATGAACGAAAGGAAAAAATTTATTGAAAAACACACTTACAGCATTTGGCAAGGAAAAGATGGAAAGTTTTACACATATTTGCCAGATGAAGATAATAAGAGAGGAAAGAGACTTGTAAAGAGAACATCTGAAAAAGCAATTGAAGATGAAATAGTAAAGTTCTATAAAGCTAAGGAGGATGAACCTACAGTTATTCAGGTATATTCTAATTGGATTTCTGAAAAACTTGAATATGGTGAAATAACAAGACAGACAAAGGACAAGTACGAGACAAATTTTAAAAGATTTTTTGAAAATAAGTATTTGCCGATTGCAAATAGAAAAATCCGGTACATTGATGAAGAAATATTGGAATCATTCATAAAAACAGCTATTTCAAAACTGGAACTTACGCAAAAAGCTTATTCTGATATGCGGATATTGATTAACGGAATTTTCAAATATGCAAAGAAAAAACATTATACCAGCCTGAGCATAACCAGTTTTATGGGTGATTTGGAAATTTCGGAAAAGTCATTTAAAAAGAACCATAAGTCAGACTGCGAATTGGTATTTTCTAAGGATGAGGAACTTTTAATTGAACGATTTGTAATGGAAGATGAGCCTACATTGATAGAACTTGGCATTATTTTGGCATTTAAAACAGGATTGAGAGTTGGGGAAATATCTACCCTCTCATGGTCTGATGTCGGAGAAAATAAGATACATATATCAAAGACAGAAATAAGATATAGAGATGATAATGGCAAATATGTATTTGATGTTCAAAATTTTCCTAAAAGTGATGCCGGGTTTAGAGATGTTATAATTACCGCAGATACCAAAGAACTTATGAGAAAAATAAAAATGCTCAATCCATTTGGGCAATATATTTTTATGAAAAACGGTAAACGAATAAAAGGTCAGGCATTTACAAGGCGGCTATATGTGATATGTGATAGAATAGGAATTGGTGAACGTTCAATTCACAAGGCAAGAAAGACATATGCAACAAAGTTGATAGATGGAAATGTTCCAGAATCGGTAATAAAAACACAAATGGGGCATACAGATATCAGAACAACTCTCGATCATTACTATTTTAATAACAAGACAGAGAGTGAAATGCAGGAATATATTGCAAAAGCATTATCAATGTAAAAGGTAACACGAGGTAACACCTTTAGGTATAAAGAAACCTAGTATTTATGCGGGTTTGCGGGGTTTGATACCGAGTTCAAATCTCCCTTCCGCTACTAATTTTTAAAAATTAAAAACCTTGTGAAGCCTTGATTTTACTGGAAGAAAGGAGATTCTGAATGGTGTCTTTTCTGAAAGTAAAAATCAAAGGTAACACCAAAGGTAACACGAACAAATGTATGGACGCTTGATGCGTTCTTTTTTATTGCAATTTTGGCGGTAATGCGGCGGGAAACAAGCGTTATTTAGACGGTATTCTGGCGGTTTTACCGTCTTTTTTTATGCCACAATATAAGCAAAGGGAGGGATGATAATGTTTTCTGACGATGTTCTTGAGAAAATTTTTGCCAGAAAAGAATTGCAATCATTAGATTTGTCAACGCAGTCATCTATCATTCACGCAATCGAGGATGTTTTGGAGGAGGTTGAAGAAAATGAACATGAACGGAGTTTATCCGGCACCGGGCTATAGTCAGCAAATTCCTTATCAGGCATCATATGGGTATAATCCATATGGTAATCAGCAAAGAATTGAACAGCCGCAAAATTATTTTCAACCGGCGCAAACACAGCAAATTCAGCAGCCACAAATGACGCCTATTGGAATAAATGGAAAAATTGTTCCTTCTGTTGAAAATATTACTGCAAACGATGTGCCGATGGATGGAAGCGTGGCGTTTTTCCCAAAGCAGGATATGTCGGAAATATACGCCAAAAGCTGGAACGCAGATGGTACAATCCGCACAATCGTTTTTAAGCCGGTTTTAAATGATATGACTAACAGTTTATCGCATGAGCCTGGAAAAATGAAATTTGACCTATCAGACGAATGCACAGGGGCATTTATGGGAAAGTTTGATGAACTGTTTGGAAAAATTGAACAGTTAGAGGAACGCATTGGTAAAATTCCTGTTCCACAGAAAAAAACTTCTCAAATTAAAAAGGAGAGTGAATCCGAATGAATCCGATGCAAATGATTTTGAATCAAATGATAAATTCTCCACAGATACAAAACAATCCAATGGCTAAAAATGCCATGCAGATGTATCAAAGCGGAGATACGGTCGGACTTAAGACAATGGCGGAGAATCTCTGCAAAGAAAGAGGAATTACAGTAGATGAAGCAAAACAAAAGGTTATGAGTATGTTTAATCATTAGTACATTTTGGGTTGCGCGCATAATAACCGGTTATCCCATTTGTAAATAAATCAGATGGAGGTAAACAAAATGTTTAATGGAAACGCATCTCCTAGTCTTGCTGATATTGCAGCAGTGACAGGAAACGGAAGAAACAATGATGGCATGTTGGGCGGCAATGGCTTGTGGGCTATCATTATCTTCGCTATGATTTTTGGCTGGGGCGGCTTTGGCGGCAATGGCTGGGGAGGAAACGGAGGCATGGGAGCGACAGCATCTGCATACACCGACTCTGCAATTCAGCGTGGATTTGACACGCAGGCTATCATCGGGAAGTTAGATGGTATCTCAAATGGTCTCTGTGATGGATTTTACGCACAGAATACCGCCGTTATGAACGGTTTTCATGGTGTAGACAATGCAATCTGCAACCTTGGATATCAGACGCAGCAGGGATTTAATACCACAAACGTAACACTTATGCAGGCACAGAATGCTTTGCAGTCCCAGATGGCTAATTGCTGCTGTGAGACCAGAGAAGCTATCCAGGGCGTGAACTACAATATGGCTCAGAACACCTGTGCACTGCAGAACACCATGAACAGCAACACAAGAGACATTATTGACAGCCAGCAGGCAGGAACAAGGGCAATCCTTGATTACCTGTGTCAGGAGAAGATCTCTTCCTTACAGTCAGAAAATAATGACTTAAGAATAGCTGCTTCACAGGATCGCCAGTCTGCATTGCTTACAACAGCAATGAGTGCACAGACACAGCAGATTATCAATGCCGTTAATCCGGCAGCTATCCCGGCTTACGTTGTCCCAAATCCAAACGCTTATGCTTACGGATGCGGATGCAACACAAGTTGCGGATGTTAAAGGCACTAAATTACAGACAGATAACTAAAATTTAATATAAAATAACTTAATCAATTTGAGTTCCTTTTGAGTTCCTTTTGAGTTTTTCTCGATTTGAACTCAAAACACACTCGAAAGAATGTGATTATGTCTGCTTTGCAGAATTATGAACACAAGGGCAGGCTATAAGACCTGCCCTTTTTATGATTGGAGGTAAAACATTATGGCAGAATTTACAGGAATTGCAATTCAAACTGTCGCGCAGGGAGAAGATGTGGCATTTACAGAAACTCCGGTATGCGCAACAAAATGCATTGTTCATAGACAGGGAAGTGGCATTGTTAAATTAAGAGGACTTACAAATCAGTGCCGGGCAAGATTTTTGGTATCTTATTCCGGAAACATTCAAATTCCTACCGGTGGCACAGTTGAAGCTATTTCACTGGCTATTGCAATTGACGGAGAACCGTTGCAGTCAACTCGAATGATTGTTACACCGGCGGCAGTTGAAAACTTCTTTAACGTTTCGGCGCAGGCATATGTGGACGTTCCTCGCGGTTGTTGTGTTACGGTAGCGGTACAGAATACGTCTACGCAGGCAATCGAAGTTCAGAACAGCAATTTAATTGCAGTCCGGGAAGCGTAAGGAGGGCGGTTTTATGGATATTAAGAGAATGCACGAAATGATCAAAAAACTGTCTGAAAGCGCAGAGTGTGAGTTTGCAAAAGGTATCGAATGTGTGGATACAGAAGAGATGGGAAAAGTCACGGACATGCTTAAAGACCTTGCGGAAGCCATGTATTACCGGACGCTTACAAAATCAATGGACGAATCAGACCCAGAGCAGGTTCTTGATATGTTTGAGCGTTACGGAGACGGCAGACGGTATTATGACCGTTACCGGTATGCAGACGGCAGATTTGCGCCAAAAGGAAGAGGAACGCGGAGAGGATATGACGAGCCGCCTTACTGGCACATGACACCTGAAATGTATCACGATATGGAGCATGACCGCGACATTGATCGACCACATGGGCGAATGTATTACACAGAGCCTACAATTGCGGCAGATGGCGGTATGCGTGACCGCAGAGAAGGCAAAAGCGGAATGAGCCGCAGAAGCTACATGGAAAGCAAAGAGCTTCACAAAGGCAATACGCCTGAGGACAAGGACGCAAAGATGCATGACCTTGAAAAATACATGAAAGAGCTTTCGGAGGATATGGCGGAACTTATCTCCGACATGACGCCGGAAGAGCGCACAATGACAAAAAGCAAGCTGTCAACGCTTGTTTCCAAAATGTAATGGAAGGGGCAGAAATGCCCCTTTATCAGTTAAGGCGGTGCAACTATGTTTTTGATAAATGGTATTGAATGGAAAATAGAATTTGTTCACAGTGCAAGCGGCAAGCTAATGCGCTCTGATGGCTCTACCAGCCTTGCCGTGACAGATTGGAACGACAGGGCTATATATGTTTCAGATAAACCGAAAAATGGTTATTTGCGCAAAATACTAGCGCATGAGCTTTGCCATTGTTTTTGTTTTTCCTATAACATTCATATGCCGATTGAACAGGAAGAGTATCTTGCGGAATGGATAAGCCTGTATGGGGCAGATTTGATTTATTTGCTGGATGATTTGATGGCAAACATTGATTGGAGGGCAGCATAATGGACAAAGTAGATGAATTGTTAAGGTATGTTCAAAAGACAAATCCGGAAATGACAAGGGAAAAGTTGATGGATGAATTAAGCAGGAGCGATTATGCCGCAAGGTCTTTGATTTTTACAGCCGAGACCTTTCGGAAAAATTTTCAATCCCCCCTGCCTTAAGAACTGAACACGGATTTTCGGTTTTTAATTTTTAAAAAATTTTTGAAATTTTCGACCAAATATTCGGAAAAAATTTGATACCCCCCTGGGTTCAGATTTCGGCACGAAAAACCGTTTTTGAGATTTTGAGAATTTTGTTCAGATTTTCGCAAAAATTTTTTGAAACTTTTTTGCAAGTGCAAGTTCAACTTTTGACAAAAAGAGTTGTCTAAAATATTCTGACAACTCAAAAAATAGAATTTTCCAGCTTATAAAGTTCTAATAATGCCGTAGCTGTCATGCGCTTCACGCTCTCGCCCGGCTGGAGCTTGAAAGCCGTTTTTTTGTCGTTGTCGATAAAATTATAATCTTTATAAAGAACGACGCCTTCCCGTTCTTCTGTCACGACTTCAAGAATTAAATCGCCGCCAAATTCCGCGATATCTCCCCGCAGTTCCTCGATTAAGTCGCCGCACTCGTAAGAAATCCGTTTACCGCCTTTATTTAGAAATGCCATACATAAACCCCCCAGATGATTATTTTTAATAATACACCTTAGTTTTTAAAATGTCAAATCGTAAAAAAGCCGGGAAAGCCCCGGCTTAATTTGTTAAAAAATCATACATTTTTTCGTAATTTCCGACTTTATAAGAATAAAATGACGATATCCGCGCCGGAGTTTTCAAAGTGCGCGAAATCTGATTTTCGCTGTCATGTCTCATTGAGAAAAAAATCATCGTAATGCACGCCTTTATTTTCTCCAGCTCTTCCGCGTCGATTCCTTCAAATTCAAAAACGTTTTTGAAAAGGTTTTTATAAGCCACTTCACACGCTGGAATCGTTTTGTAAGGTAAATCTTTTAAAATTTGTTTTTTTGTCAACATAATAGTTTTCCCCCCCCCTATTCTAAAACTTTCCGGTTATTCCGGGTAAAAGCAAGCCGGGGATTTGAACCCCGGTAAACGCCGCCGCTTGCCTAATTTGCCAAAATCTGCCGTGCTGTATTATATACATAAAGTCTGTTGTGGCTATGCTGCTTAAAATCTCCATTTTCTGCAATCCTGCGCCCGGTGTTTGGGTATTTTAAACTTACGACAATTAAATATTTTTCAAGCAGTTCATCCGGACATTTTAAACACTCTATCGCGTTTTCAATCTCAATTTTCCGGCTGTTCCAGTATATACCGTCAATCTTTACGGCTTTTTCTTCTTGTAGCATTTCAAATTCTTTCATCAGTTCTGTTTTTGTCATAAAATAAACCATCCTTTCATCATGTGCCCTGTCTCATCGGTGCAGGTGGGGCAGTTCCTGCAGACCGCCCGCGGGCGGTTTCGACTATTCGCAAATTCTGCGGAAAATTTCAATTGTGAGTTCTGCGGCAGCTCTTTTTCTGTCTGATGTGTAGCCGTGTCGCTTGCTTTTCAAGGCTTTTTCTGCCTGCTTAATATTTCCAATGCCCCAGGATGCCGCTTTGTTGAGTTTTTTCCATTCATCCGGGGTAACTCTTATAGCTTTAAGCGTTGCGGTATTTATTTCAAAGCTTTCTTTATCTTCAGGGCGTAAATCTTCACAAACTGGAATGTATTCATGTGTTCCCATGTTTTCGCCAATATTCCAAACGAAAAATCCAACCGGAATTTTTTCCACGATTTCAAAAATATCAGTTTTTTCACAAAGTGAAGAGGTACTATAGATTTTATTGTTTTCAAATTTTAACGTTTTCATTTTTTCCCTTTCTGGTCTGCCATCATCAGAGCCGGGAGACCATCCCGCGGCTGACGCCCTGGCGGGCGTTTCGGCTAAATATTTTTGGCTATCTCTTCTAGCAATTCCGTTTTGGTTTTCAAGTCTTTTGTATTTTTTAACAATTCTTTTATTTGCTCCGGAAGATTTAACAATCTTGCATAACCGATTTTATCAATCGCAACTTGGTATCTTTTTTCTAATGCTGTCATCATATTTCACCATAACCTTTCTATATGTGTTGGTCTGCCATCGTCAGAGCCGCGGCGACCGGTCCGCGGCTGACGGTCATTTCTGACCGTTTCGGCTTTTTTATCTATGTTCGATATAAAAACGCTTTCTTGTTTCCTCTGGAATAACTAAATTTATAAAATCTTCTGCAAGCACAAGTGAGTTAAAAGCAGCCACAACATTTTTGTATTCCGGTTCAAACTTTGACGCTTGAATTTTATCAACCACCAACCAATTTAATTCATTCATGAGATCTCCTCCTGGAATAATATTTTTGTTTTCCTATTGGTATTATAATATCACTTTTTTTAGTTATAGTCAATATGAAATATCACTTTTTTAAGAAATATTTTTCTTGACTTTTCCAACGTGTAAATATATGATCTATTTATAAAGGCAATTAGGGAAGGAGAGGACTGCAATGCTAAAATATAGATTTGACGTTGGGGATGCTTTGGAGCGTATCGGCTTTAACTCTTACAAGGCAAAAACTAGCGGTTTATTAAGCCAGGACACGTTAAAAAAGATTAAAAATGAGGATACAAACATAAACGCCAAAAGTATAAACAATCTTTGCTTGCTTTTGGATATGCAGCCGAAAGACCTATTTATCTATGTAGAGAGCCCGGAAGATTTGGAGTTAAAAAAGAAATTACAATAATTTTTAAAATATCACTTGCAAAAGTGATAAACATATGATATTATAATATTGTCGAAAGGCAATAAGGCGAAAGCCAGAAAGGGCAGCGCAAAAGCCGCCCAGTAACAACAAGCAAGATTAAGCAAAGGAGAATGAATCATGACGGACGTAGAAATCTTAATGAAAGACGGATGCACAAAAAGAGAAGCAGAAAAGCACTTGAATGCCGGATCAACGATTTTCACAGACTTTGAAGAGAATTTCACGCAATATATGGATGAATGGGGAGTTGATGATGAAGAACGGGAAGAATACAAGAAGATGATAGAAGGAAAGAAGATTCTTCCTGATTGGGGAATAGTAAAAGATGCTGGGAAAGTTTACTATATCGCATACTGCTTATAAAAGCTAGAAAAAGAGAGGTTTCGCCTCTCTTTTTTTTGATGTATTCAGACACTCATACTTTAAAGTGGTAAATTTTGTATACAGAATGGATACGGAATGGAAACGCAGATAAGATTAGTATATTCTCTCCAATACATTATTTTTTTAATCAAGGAGTAAATAATATATAATATATATCAACAGTACAAAAAATCATAAACTATATATTTTAACACGCGCTGATATAAACTATATATGCGATATACCTAGTAGTTTAAATTTATACTTGACAAATGCTATACATAGATGATATTGTTATCGTAAATTAAAAAGCATCCGGGCAACAAAGAGCGCACAGGACCCGGAGGATGGAAACGGAAGTCATGCAGCCGGTACAGTTAAGATCTTGATGATCTCGATTGTATCGGTTTATTTTTATGATCCAGAAAGGAGGTATATATATGTCAGATACACAGAGAGCAGAAAGAGTAGATATAGACGAGATATACAAAGATGACATTGACAAATATATACACCTCTGGATGGATGACAGAAATATAACGGATATGTGCAAGGTATCACAAAATAGGTGGTATAACTGCTGTCAGTATGTATGCGAACATGTGTTTAAAGTTAATCCTGTATATCTTATGCAGGATAATGCTTTAAATTATTATGACAGTAAAAAAGTAAATGATATATTAGACTTATATGTCAATCTGTGCAATGATTATGAAAAGGTGATAAATATTGTTGGATTCACTTTTTTCACAGGCATACACAGGGACACACTAAACGATTGGAGCCATAAGGCGCTAAGTTCCGAGCATTCCGACATTTGCAAAAAGATTGACGAAATGAGAGAGGAAAGTCTTGTTGGTTTACAGACCTCTGGAAAGAACAACCCAATGTGTTACATGCCATCGCTTAACAAGTACTGTGGGTTTAACATGCCTGGAGTAAGAGATCAGACGTCAGCCAGAAGGGTCGCAACAGCGGCAGAACTTCCTCGTTTGGATGGTTCAAATTGTGCAGGATTGCCAAACAACTCCGACAATTCGGATTGAAAACAGCGGGAAAAACGCAATAGACAATTCAAACAATTTAAAACCCAGTATTTAAAGGATTTGGAAGACATTGGAACGTAAACACATTACGAAAAACATGAGTTTAACGAATAGTTATAGAATTGCACGAACAATTAGAACAATTTAAAACAAAGGCAAACGCCGGAAGAAGCAGCCAGCAGACAGGGGAGGGGGTTGCAAAAGCCCAGAAGGAGCTGCCTACTAAGTCACTCAAATATCCTCAAAAACAAAAAGGCCTGTCTATCGTGGAGGGACTATATGAGACCACTTAAAATCACGGCACCAATAGAATCGGATTCTGAAATTAGCTTCCGGGATATGGTCAATAGGAAAATAGAATGCTTGACCGCGAAGTACATTCGGAAGTTGTAGACATAAAGTACGGGGTATACAGGATCGGATGTAGCACATGGTATAGTGCGATAATATTTTATCGATAATCACATCAAAGACAATCAAATCAAATTCACATCAGATAAATTTCAAAAATTACACTCGATAATAAAATTCAAAAAGATTCCAAAAGGAAGAAAATAAAATGTTAGAAATGTGTTTTAATTGCGACTATTGTGAAGAGCAGAATGGAGATTACTTTTGCACAAACAATGAGAGCGAATATGTCGGAGATTATGTAGAAAAAGAGTTTTCTTGTCCGGATTGGGACGGATCGGAGGAAGATGAATGAGGGTTGTGTCACAGAAAAAAGATGCTTCATATGATTTTGACCGGACCGAATTTAGAACAAGCTATGAATGCATAAGCGCTACTTTTGATGGAAGAACTTTTGTCATTGGGAAATATGCTACACCAGAACGAGCAGCAGAAGTATTTATGGACATGCATAAAGCATATGCGCCTGTACAGGTAGTTTGCACAAATATGGACGAGAAAAAATTTTCTGCATTAGTTGCAGAATCACAAAATGCACCGATTAGATGCGTAGAGATGGATGATCCAAGGATGGCAGTAACAGTATTTGATAACCTTGTTTACTATATGCCGGAGAAATAGATTGTTTGCATTGCTCGTTTGCCAAATGGTAAGGCACTTGGTTTTGATCCAAGCATTTATCGGTTCGAGTCCGGTACTGGCAGTTTTGAAAATGGAGGTAAATCATGTTGATTTTAAAAACAGTCATAACAACATTTGATGCCCTTGCGATTTTGACGTTTTTCTTGCTTGGAAGAGATAGCAGAAACGAAAAGGACGCTGTGGCAGTCTGGGGATCACTTATTGCATTGTTTCTTGTCAATATATTTGCAATGTGGAGATGATGATATGGTTTTGTATGACCCGATATTTGGTATTCGCTTCCTTCCGGAAATTTTAACTACGGTCGGAAGAATACATATAAGCAGAAAAAAACATACGGGAGAAACCGACGTTCTGGATCTTGACAGTGACGCTGAGCACCAGTCTGAGAAGTCGGAGCATCCAGTATAGCTTAAGTCCACTGGCATTCGGTTTTTGCAAGAAAAAAAACTCGGCGCAAGCAATTATTCGGTGTTAGTGGACGTCGGCAAATAAAAAGATCAAAAATACTATCATAAACGGCGCGCATAACGCGCCGTAACGGAACGTAGTACAACGGAAGTACCTTTAAATCTATCTTTTCATCCTTTCGTTAGATTTTCTGATTCTGGTTCAATTCCAGACGTTCTGGTTGAGAAACAAGCATTATTGTTTGTTTCGTAAAAGTACCTACTCGTCTCCTTCGCCACTAGGACGTTTCTGTTAAGGACGGTGCGAGACCGTCCGGTGGTGTTTACTGCGGAAAGCGGTATTAGGCATAAGACTGTATGGTTAAGGTGGCATCTGCCTGGTAATTTCGCTGAAGAGCGGTTCCTACAGCAGTCTATTGGTGGTTCGGGCATCTATCCCACGGTGCCTGAGCTGTCAAAAATACAATTAGGTGGTGGTGGAATGGGTAGACACGCAGATGGGCAGTAGACAGGGCGAAGATTAAAAACTTATGGTTGGAGCCCTATGGGTTCGATTCCCTCCAATGCGAGCAGTGCACGGCTCATGTGAGGTTCAAATCCTCACCCACCTATTTCCCGTGATATCGCACAGGATAGTGCAACGCATGGCACGAAAAATATGATTGCTAACCGTCGTATGGCGGTTTGGGATTGTCGCTGATGGTAAGCAGCAGTTGTGAAAAACTGTAAGATGGTTCGAGCCCATTACAATCCATTTAAACAATCGGAGTAAGCAAGGTAGCAGAATGGTGGTTCAAATCCACCTGCGGACATAACTCTAGCGAATAAGGTATCCGCCGTTTCTTTCCCAATGTTCTTGACGATACAAGAAAATTCGGCAGTGTTCCCATAATGGTATTGGAACGGCTTGCTAAGCCGCCGGGCGTTTGTTCGCCTTGTAGGTTCGAGTCCTACACACTGCGCTAACTTACGACAGGGGTGAACCTTGCCGTAAGCGGTAGAAAGTCCGTGTGAAATTGTACAAAGTGGTGGCAAAAGCAATTTCGGATATAGCAGTTCCACCACACTGCTATATTTGCCGTATGTCCGGGTGGTTAGGGGGCGGTCTTGAAAACCGTTGGCTGTAAAAGGCTTGCAGGTTCAAATCCTGTGTACGGCGTTTGCTTGAAAAAAATCGAGCGTTGATGTGTGACGGAAAATGAACCGGAAATGATAGAAGTAACAACTTTGGAAGATTGTGAACCTAGGTTTATAAGGAAGTAATTGAAATGTGTAAATTTTGCAAGAATTACGATAATAACAGAATATTCGGCGCTAATATTCCCATTCAGAAGTGTGCAAATGAAACGAATTTGACAAATGCACAAATTATGATGAATACAGGGGACAAAATCCCCGGAATTGTGATTTATTCAAACCACTGTATGGCGAAAGGATACTTTGATATTGCATTTTGCCCTATCTGCGGCAGAAAGTTGGTGGAAGAATGAGTAATATACATAAATTCAAAGTAGAACCAATAGAAGGACACCAGGCATGTGCTAAAGTTACAGTTGATGGCGAACAGTACTTATGCAGTTCGCATAAAATAGAACATTATGCTGGAAGCCTTCCAATGGTCAATATAAACCTTGTTGCCGATGTGCAATATGAGCAAGATGTAGAAATTAACATTGTAAACTTGCATGAAATAGCTTCGCTGATGGACAAGAAAACATTCAAGGAATTTTGCAGAGTTTGGGAGGATATTCACGATGAAGCATAGCAAAGAATGGTGCACTTGCGACAGGTGTGGTGCAGAAATGAAAAAAGGAATATTGTGCGGGAATTCAATTACAAAGAATGGTATTTTAAATGTCACATACGACTTGTGCTATAAATGTATGGAAGATTTTGAGGAGTTTATGAAAAATGATTGTAAATATCAATAACAGCACATACGAGATGAACAGCAAACAGTATAAAGCAGTTCTTGATACGGCGAGCAACGCTGTTACCTGTGGAATATACGCTGTGGAAAAGAACAAGGTAGCAATCATGCTTCGAGAGGAATATAAAAGCAAGGAAGAGCTGAAACAGGCAGTTGGTAATTATACAGAGAAAGGGTTCAAGGTGCATTGGAAATGAAAAAAACACGTTCAAAAATTATAATCAAAACTAGAAAAGGCGGTTACACAAAGATTTATTCCAACGGAAAATGGCAAAAGAGAGTGTATAATATTGATTTCCATGCTGACTGCACGCCATTGAGATACCCATACATAAAAATTTCTTGCGAATTTGATAAGAATAAGACTGATGAAAACGGTTCGGTTATTTACGACCCGGAAAAAGAAGAATTTGCAAAAGAACACGTAGTTGCAATAATTTAGTGGGGGGCGATATTGTGAAAATATCAGAGATGAATAAATGTATTGAAGAAATGCGAAAATGCTACAATTTTAAAGATGATGAAACAGAAATTAGACTTGTAAATGAGATAAACCATGATGACAAATGTGTTTATATTAGTACAAGAGATGAAAATGGAACAACAATTGAAATGACAAGGTATGTAGATGAATTAGTAAATGTTTAGTTGCTGATTATCAGCGGAAAGGGTGACATATCATGGCTGATTTGAAAATATTTACAGAAAATATAGAACAGGAAGCGTTAAATCAGATATATACGCTTGTAAAACAGCCAGCATTTTCGGATTGTAAGATAAGAATTATGCCAGATGTTCATGCAGGAGCAGGGTGTGTTATAGGGTTTACTGCTGATTTAGGAGAAAAAGTAATACCGAACATTGTTGGAGTTGACATAGGCTGTGGGATGCTTACTACAAACTTGGGGAATATTGATATTGATTTTGAGAGATTAGATAAAATCATTAGAGAATATGTTCCAAGTGGTAGAAAAGTTCATGAAGAAGAAAACACACCTGTCGCAAGTGATATTGTTGAAAAATTGCATTGCAAGGAACAGTTGAAAAATATAGATTGGATAAAAAGAAGTTGCGGCACGTTGGGAGGCGGCAATCATTTTATCGAAGTTGATAACGATAGCAAGAATAATAAATATCTTATTATTCATTCGGGAAGTAGGAATGTCGGAAAGCAAGTTGCAGAAATATATCAGCAAATGGCGATTGACGATATTTCGGGAAAATCAAACTTTAAACAAGATAGCGAGAAATTGATTGCTGAATACAAAAAATGTAAAAGAGAAAGAGAAATCAGCAAGGCTATCAAAGAATTAAAGCAGTCCTACAAAACAAATACAACCAAAATCCCTAGAGAGTTATCATATCTTGTTGGAAAACATAGAGAAATGTATTTGCACGATATGAAATTATGTCAAGAGTTTGCGAAAATTAACAGAAGAACCATTCAGAGCATTATTTGTTACTATATGTGTTGGGAAGTTACAAAAGAAACGGAACGATTTCAAACAATTCACAACTACATTGAATACGATACAAATATTGTTCGTAAAGGTGCTATTTCTGCAAAAATGGGGGAAAAAGTACTAATACCAATAAACATGCGTGACGGCTGCATTTTGGGAATTGGCAAGGGAAATGAAGATTGGAATTATTCAGCACCGCATGGAGCAGGGCGAACAATGAGCAGATCAAAGGCAAAAGAAAGCATTTTGCTAGAAGAGTATCAAAAAGCAATGGATGGAATATTTACAACATCTGTAAATACATCTACGATTGATGAAAGCCCTATGGCATATAAAACAATGGATGAAATAATTGGAAATATAAAAGACACTGTTGAAATAGTTGGCATTATAAAACCGATTTACAATTTCAAAGCAAACGAATAAAAACAATTACCGGCTAACAAATAGAGTTAGTCGCTAACCAACAAAAATTATTGGCAGAGGTCTTAAGGCACTTCTGCTTTTTTGCGGAGGTGCTTTTCTTTTGGCAAGTTCAAGCCTAATTTCCACAGTAAATGGATATGAAAATTACATACAGGTGCATGGCGTTGATGAACAGGTCATTGACGCGTACATAGAAGCGGCAGGAGTGGCAATAAATACAGAAAAGGATATTCAGTATGGATTACAACTTACAAGCCGTTCTAAGGGCATTGTAGAGCGTTTTTGCATGGGTAGGACAGGCGGTAGAATACTTGACCTTGAAAAATACAGCCAACAACATGAAGAAAAATACACCCTTGTTGATGAATATTACAAAATTCTTCTGATTGAAGCACATTACCGATTTGAAAGTTTCATGCTATACATGGAAAAGAATAGACCGGTAGAAGAGAGATTTTATCAGCCGAGAATAAATCCATTACGGCAGGTAGCACAGCTTATTCAAGATCTGTACGATGATGTGCTGGACGAAGGAATGGTATTTTGCCCTGGACGAATCGGCAAGACACAAATAGTCAAAATGGGAAATCTGTGGTTTGGTTCTAACAGGCCAGAGCGATCTAATCTGTATTCGGCATATTCAGACAAAATTACTGGTGGTTACTATGACGGTATCATAGAAATGATTACGGACCCGACATACACGTATGCTGAAATATATCCAAATATAGTAGAGAAAAAGTTGGTTACTGACGGAAAAGATTTGACAGTAGACCTTATACGTAAAAAAGCATACCCAACATTTACAATGCGAAGCATTTACGGAACATTGAATGGTGCTTGTGACTGTGACGGGCTTGGAGTTTATGATGACTTATTCAGCGGTATTGATGAAGCATTGAGTGAAGACAGGCAAAAAACTGTATGGGGAAAATTCGACAACAACTTTATGCCGAGAATTAAGCCTGGAAAGGCTAAATTGTTGGGGATAGGAACACGTTGGGCGAAAAAGGACGTTCAAGGTAGACGTTTAGACCTATTACAAAATGATCCTGAATACAAAGGCATACGGCACAGAGAGGTTATTATTCCTGCCCTAAATGAAAACGGAGAAAGCAATTTTGATTATCCGTATCATTTGGGATATACAACTCTTGATTACAAAAGACGTATGGCATCTTTTGAAAACAATGACGATATGGCATCATGGTTTGCACAGTATCAACAGGAGCCTATTGAAAGAAAGGGTCAGATGTTCAATGTCGATATTATGAATTTCTTTAATCCGGCAGAACTTGAAGGAATAAGACCTGATAGGATATTTGCAGCTAATGACCCTGCTTATGGTGGCGGTGATTTTGTATCAATGCCTATCTGCTATGAGATTGACGGAGAACATTATATTACTGATGTTGTCTACAATGACGGTGATAAGGAAATTACCATACCGGAAGTTACTTCACGAATGGAAAGACATTTAGATAAATTTAATAATAAGACAGCAGAAGTCCATTTTGAGGAAACAAAGACAACATCAGCATACCGCACAGACTGTGAAAAAATATGGGAAAAAGACGGATACCCTATTAACACAAGTCATGATCCGGCAGACAATCAGACTGCAAAAATGGATAGAATCAAAAATCATGCTCCAGACATACGAAAACTTCATTTTGTGGACATGAAATATCAAACAAAAGAGTACAGAAAGTATTTTCAAAATATTTTGTCTGCTACTTTTGAAGGGAAAATGAAGCATGATGACGGGATAGACTCTACGGCACAATTATGTGACATGATTTACGGAAATAAAAGAATGGCAAGAGTAGAAGCAACTCAAAACCCATTTTCTTTCGGACGGAGGTATTGATATGACAACCAAAGAATATTTAGGACAGATAAGCCGTCTTAACCGGATGATAAATAATAAGCTGGTAGAGCTTGCACAACTTAAAGAGCTGGCATGCAGCATATCGTCAATTACAAATGAAGAAAGAGTAATGACAACTCCAAATTTTGACAGGATAGGCACGAAGCAGGCAAAGATTGATGAAATGGAAAGGAAGATCGATGCACTGGTTGATGATTATATTATCAAAAGAGATAAGATCATCAGCCAGATAGACAGTATGGAAGATGAGAATGTCTATAATGTGTTGTTTTCAAAGTACATAGAAAAAAAGACATTTGAGGTTATTGCAACTGAAATGAATTACTCCTGGAGGCAGACAATAAGGCTTCATGGAATTGCATTAAAAAGATTTGAGGAGAAGTATGGAGCAACATACTTGAAAATGTCATAGAATGTCATATTGAAAAAATGATATAGTTATAATCGAAGAAGTCAACAAATAGTTGAACACTTTACCCTCCCCAACTTGAAAAAAGCATCGAAGAAAAATCTCCGGTGCTTTTTCTTTTGCAAAGAAAAGAGGACCTTATGGTATATATACCAAAAACAATATATTGTCCGCAGTGCGGAAGAAAAGTTGCCACACACGATGGGCGTTCAACAATGAACATTTCTGTGGAATGTAGGAAATGTCACAAGAAAGTTGTTTTTTATCCGGAAAATGGAAAAACAGAATTAAAATCTCTTCCAATCCGGTCAACATCCAGTGGGATGACGTTTATTTAGGAGCCAATTATGAATAATAAATCTCTCCAAGATCTTGTTAAAGGCTGTTATGGGCGAAAAATTTTATATACTGATGTTGAAACCATCACAGCAGACAATATTGTCAAGGTGGTGGGAGACTGCATCGGTAATTATTATTACAACAAAACCATCATAGAATACCTATGGCGGTATTACAAAGGAGATCAGACGATTTTATACCGATTAAAGGTACAAAATGCTGATATTACAAACAAAATAGTAGAAAATCATGCGTATGAGATTGTTCAGTTCAAAGTAGGCCAGACATACGGTGAGCCAATTCAGTTTATCAGTCGAAAAGATGACGATGTGATCAATAAGGCAGTGGATGAGTTGAATGACTATCTTGTGGATGCAAATAAACAGGAAAAGGACATTAAAGCTGGTGAATGGCAGTCAGCAACCGGAACATCTTTCAAGGCGGTGAGATTTTCAAATGGAGAAATACCATTTCAAATTGTTGCTCCTACTCCGATGAATACGTGTGTTATTTATAATCGGAGCACGGAAGAACCGGTTCTTGCAGTACAAGAACTTAAGGACGAGGATGGAAGATGGTACAAACTGTGCTATACAGACAGTCATTCATGCAAAATTCAAAATGGAGTAGTTTCTGAATGGAAATTGCACGCATTTGGAAGCATTCCTATTGTTGAGTTTCCAAACAACCACGAAAGAATATCAGACATTGAACTTGTCATAGGTCTTCTAGATGCCATCAACAATATGCAGTCGAACAGAATGGATGGAATTGAGCAGTTTGTTCAGTACTGGGTAAAATTTGTAAACTGTGAGATTGACACAGCGACATTTGAACAAATGAAAATGAGCCATGCTTTGACGGTAAAGTCCAACAACAAGGACAACAAAGCCGATGTTGAAATCATGACGCAGGAACTTAACCAGAGTCAGTGCCAGGTGGCGAAAGATGATCTTTGGGACAATGCTTTATCAATTCTTGCCATACCAAACAAACAGGGAAACACTGGCGGAGATACACAGGGCGCAGTAGAGTTGAGAAATGGATGGGATTTTTCAAAAACCCGTGCAAAGTTAAAAGATCCAATTGTGAAATCAGCAGAAAAAAGGCTTGCAAAAGTTGTCTTAAATGCAATACGAGTTAAAGATCATGATTTGGACTTGTCAGTTAGAGATTTTGATGTGCAAATCAATCATAGCCCACAGGACAATATGTATACAAAGTCGCAAACGCTATATCAGCTATTAGAGTGCGGCATACATCCTCTTATTGCAATTAAAACGGTCGGACTCTGGGGCGATTCGGAAAAAACATTTTTGCAGTCTAAGCCATACATGGGTGCTTTATGGAAAACTATTGATGATGCAGAAGAGCAGGAACAAAAAGCGCAGGAAATTGTAAATCAATTAAATAAACAGCAAAATAAGACAGCTACCGAGTAATCGGCGGCTGTTTTTATTTTATAAAAATTCGCAAAGTTGTGAGCGTAAAAAACAACAGTGTCATTCGGTGTCGTTGCACCGCAAAAATTCGTAAAGACATATCGGAGGTAATCAATGAAAAGAGAAGAGTTAATTGCAATGGGTATCAGTGAGGAAAATGTTGAGAAAATCATTGCTGATTACGGCAGTGCCGTACAGAGAGAACAGGCAAAAGCAGCAGAGCTTAAGGCAAAGGCAGACAGCGCAGATGAGTTGCAGAAAAAGCTGGATGAAATGGAAGCAGGAAACCTCACGGAACTTGAAAAAGCAAACAAGGCGTTAGAGACAGCAAATCAGCAGATTGCAGATATGCAGAAAAAAAATGCCATCAGAGATCAGCGCGAAGCATTGATGGAAAAGTTAAAAATCAATGCAGAGCAGGCAAAAACGGTCGTCAAAGATGATGGAAGCCTTGATTATGACGCTCTTGGAAAGATTACATCCGAAAAGGAAACCGCAGCAGCGCAGGCAAAGGAACAGGAGATTGCGAATAATTCTGAAAATCCGGGCGGCGGTACTGCAGGTGGAGAGAATAAAAAAACGGCAGATGTTGAAAATGCCGAAAGTATCAGCTTTGGCGAACCGGCAAAAAATGCAGAAGCCAAAGACCATTATGTTTTATAGGAGGTAAATTATGGGAAAACCGATTGAAAGAGACTTTACACAGAGTAAAGGAATTTTAAAATTCTTTCCTTATGAGGGTGCGGCGTGCATCGTTCCGCAGACAATGGTGCCAAGTGCCGATGCAAACGGAAAGAAGATTGCAAAGGCAGGGACACCGTTCCCAAGCAATGACGAATCTTGCAAAGGGTATCTTCTGGAAGATGTTGACGTAACAATGGGAGATGCGCCTGGAACTTATGTATATCAGGGTTCTATTGACAACGCAAAGGTAACAGCGAACGGAGTGACCGTGGAAGCAACTGCAAAAGCAGCAACACCGCGTGTCACTTTTTTTGATTAAGAAATGGAGGTATTAGAGAATGGCATTACCATTATCAGAAGCATTTACCGCAAGAAGCCTTGGGGTTATGTGGAATAATTATGAAAAAACGCTTGGTTCTGCGCCTTACTTAGGTAGACAGAAATTTGGAACCAGAAAACAGGACAGCCTTGAGCTTAGATTTATCAAAGGAAAAAACGGTCTTCCAGTATCCTTAAAGGCATCCAATTTTGATGCGCAGGCAGAGTTAAGAGACGTTGGTGGATTTTCGGACATTCAGAACGAGATGCCTTTCTACCGTGAATCTTACATGGTAACAGAGCGTGAAGAGCAGGAGTATGCAAATTACCAGTCGGCAGAAAATTCCAACATGGCAAACCAGGTGCTTAGAGAAATCAGCAAAAAACCGATGATGCTTATTGAGGGGGCAAGAGTGGTGCCGGAACGCCAGATTTGGCAGTTATTAGCACCATCTGATGGTATTCCAAGAGTACAGGTAACAATTGGCGGAAAGAGCTACTATGTGGATTATACTTCGGACAATGGAGTGGCGCACAAGAGAGATCATTACAAGGATATATCCGGAAGCGATACCGATAAATGGTCTGCATCCGAAACAGCAACGCCACTTGATGACCTTATCGAGATTAAACGTGAGTTTGCAAAGAAAACCGGATATTCCCTTGCACGCTTTAGTATGAATACAGAAACATGGGAAATGGTCCTTAAAGCGGAAGATACAAAGAAACAGGTGCTTGGAATTACTGCTTACAATGGCGGCATTCGCTTACAGCAGGGGCAGGTTACAGAGTATCTTAGAGGATACGGCATCGAGATTGAAGTTTACGACAAACTTTACATCGACCCTGCAGACGGTGCCACCAAATATTTTATTCCTACAGGAGTTATTTCAGCGCAGGCATCCGGCGTGTACCTTGGAGATTATGTCTTTGGAAAGACACCGGAAGAGAGAAGCGGAAGTTTGACAGACGGAAACCTTTCTATTGTAGAAACCGGTATTTCGGTATATACATACGCAACAAATCATCCGATCAACACTCATTGCGTTGTGTCAATGATCGGATTGCCTACTTTTGAGGGCATGGACAGCGTTGTTGTCATGAAAGTTGCGTAGGAGGTGCGGTATGATTGCTGAATACACGGTAAAACGCAATGGAAGATGGTATAAATCAGGAGATGAAATCCCGGACATTGTTTCGGGAGAGAAATCTTCCGGCGGGTACACCAAGACAGAGATTAACAGAATGAGCACTGCTGATTTACAGGCACTTGCCGCTGAACATGGGATTGAGGGTGCAGAAGAAATCAGCGGAGCGGAACTGAAACGCATTTTGATCGAGCAGTTCGGATTATAGGTAGGGAAGAATGGACGAATATACAACATTAGAGCAGGTCAAAATCAGACTGAAACAATTTCATATTGAAACCGTTACGGATGAAGATGGTGTTACTTCTGATGTTGTCGTGTTCGACCAGAAAGAAGATAATCCTTACATTGAACAGCTTATCAAGCAGGCAAGAAATGAAGTGGTAAGCAAGCGGAATTACCCGGAAAGCTACACGGATGAAAAAATATCCGAGGATTTGAAACAGTTTGAGGATGTAATCGTCAATTTAGCCGTGTACGACCATTCACAGGCAGGAGAAGCCTATATGGCAAGTTATTCAGAAAACGGCGTAAGCCGTAGCTGGAAAGACAGGGAAAGCTTGTTCGTAGGGGTATTCCCGTTTATAAAATCATTATAACCCCTCGATTTCGAGGAGTTTAGAAGATTGTGCGTTACGTTTTGTCGACGTCGACAAAACGTAGCAGGCGGCACACATTGAGCGGTGGTGGGCGGTGTGCCATAAAAATGAAAGGCGGTATATGATTTGACGATTGAAATATCAACAGCAATCATTATAAGCGTGCTGTCGCTTGGTTTTTCCGTCTTTATGGGCTTGAAAAGCAATAAAAGAACAGACAACACGGAACTTGAAGAGCGCGTGCGAGAAAACACGCGCATTAATATGAAACTGGATGCCATTTCAAACAACACGACCGAGATTAAGAATGAGGTTTCAGAGATGAGAAAAGAAATCAACTCTCACGACAACAGAATTATAAAGGTTGAGGAAAGTGTGAAATCTGCGCATCACAGACTAGATACAATAGAAACACGTCTTAATGATGACAAGGAGGATTAATGATGGATATTTTACAAACTGTAATTGCAAACATGACTATTATTTTGGCAATCATCGGCGCACTGGCGTTTGTTGTATCTGTGGTAACACAGGTAATCAAAGGCATTGGTGTATTTTCTAAATTACCGACAGACATTCTTGTGTTTGTACTTTCCATTGGTATTACTGTAGCCGCATTTGTGGCGTATATGCAGTATATCCAGACAACAATCTTATGGTACATGATTTTAGCCGCCATTATTGCAGGATTTATTGTTGCGTTTGTCGCGATGTATGGCTGGGAAAAGCTTTCTGAGCTGTGGAAGCGGTTCGGCAAGGATGTGAAGTGAAATGCTTGAAATTAACAAGCAAAAAATGAATTATTCGCTACAGAGCGGGAAGGTTCCGGTGTATGTGACGGACGAAGATGGAAACATCGAATATTCTTCATATACTGATTCGGATGGAAATGTAATTTATTACCTCGATGAAGATGGAAACAAAATACCGAAAACAACCGGAGAGTATACCACAGGTTATGATAAGCCTGTGGTTTTTTATTCTTCAATCAGCAATAAGTTGAGTGAAGCACTTATAAAAGAGTTTGGCGTTGACAATTCCACAAACTTTGTTCAGATTGTCGAGGACAAAGGAAAACTTCCGTTGAGCGTCGGCTCTTTGGTATGGAAACGTTCAGATGTAAAGTACAAAGATGAAGAGGATACAATCGTTGATGAAAATTCGGCTGATTACATCGTAAAAGGTGTCGCAGACGAGGGATTGACGGTTGATTTGTTCTTATTGCAAAAAAATGTGAAGTAGGTGCGGCATGGGGAAAAAAGTAATCACAATGAGCCTGTCTGAAAAGTCTATTCAGAACGCCATACGAGAGCTTAGAGCCTATCAAAACAGCTTGACATATAAGTGTCAGCTATTGGCAGAAAAACTCGCGGAAAAGGGCGTAGAGATTGCCAGAGTGCAAATTGCTGACCTTGACGCAATATTTACATCGGAACTGATTTCAAGTGTTCATGCGGAATATGAAGGAAGCACTAAGGGCGGCGGTATATGGGCGGTAATAGCCGGCACAGACCATGCCGCATTTGTTGAGTTTGGAACCGGAATTGTGGGACAGCAAAGTCCTTATCCTGGGAAACTGCCGGAGGGTGTTTCGTGGCAGTACGCAAGTGGAAAAACTATACATCAGATTTCAGATGGAAGATATGGATGGTTTTATCAGGACGACAATGGCGATTGGTGGTTTACAGAGGGAATGCCAAGCCGACCATTCATGTATCTGACCGCAAATGAGTTGCGTCAGATTATTACACAGACAGCGAAGGAGGTGTTTGGATAATGGCAGGAAACCAGTGGGTATTTGACCTTGAAACAAACATTTTTTCCAATGTTGTAACGATAGCCAAACCAAAACTCCAGAAGAAATACAAAAGCATGAATTTTGACACTGCATTTACAACGGTTGAAAAGAACCTTGATAAAGACTCTGTTTTCCCGACTATTTACATCCATGAGATGCCGGGGCTTGAACGTGGGGCAGATTTAGAGGGCACATCCGTAAATGCGGTGCAGGAAACAATACAGGTTGACGTCATTACAAACACAAAGCAGAGTGATGCAAAAGGGATTATGGCTATTTTAGCCGATGCCTTTAAGCAGATGCGATTTCAAATCACAGCAATGCCGGAGTTTAAAAACGACAGCGAGAAAAAATTTAGAAGCGTTGCAAGGTTCCGGAGGATAATCGGAGCCAACGACAGATTGATGTAAAAGAACCGAAAGGTTCTATTTTTTTTTATGCACAGGGCGCAAAAAGATGCGTTTGATAACCGCATTATTTAGCGGTAGAAAGAGAGGTAAAAATGGCAGCAGCAGGATTGTCTACGTTAGGAATTACGTTTGGCTATGGCACAGAAGCGACAGACGGAACAAAGCCTACATCGTTTAAACAACTCACAAGAATTAACTCGATTGGCGGTATTAACATTGAGCCGGAACAGATCAACGCATCCGCTTTAGAGGATGCAATTACCAGATATGTAAAGGGGCGCGCAGATACAGGAGGTTCATTCCCTATCACGGTAAACCTTACAGACGACACAAAAGAAGAGTGGGAAGAACTTATCACGGCGTACAAAGCACTTACCGATGGGAAAAGAATGTGGTTTGAAACCATTATTCCTGGATTTGCAGATGCGTTTTTTGTGGTTGCGCAGCCACCGGAGCAGATACCGCAGCCGGAAATTGGTCAGAATGAGCTTTTGACGGTTGAAATGAATCTTACCATTGAAGAATACAAGGGCATGGACACCGCTGTAGCTTTTACACCGGGGGAATAACACGTCAGTCGAATAGTTCGGTTGGATCGGCTGACGATAATCAGACAACCGAATCGGAACTTGAGGGAACAGTTTAAAAGAATAGGGCGGTCTTCGGACTGCCCTTTCCCTATAAAAAGGGAGAAAGGGAAAGAATATGACAAAATTAAAATTTGGAAAGAAAGAATTACAGATTAAGTTTGGATATGAAGCAACCGTGAAAAGCGGAATTATCAAGAAAGTAGCAAAATTAGACCAAATGGAAGATATGGAAGCGGTTGACGAAATCCTTTTATTTCTGCCAGAGTTAATTCTTGTTGGAGCGCAGAAGTTTCACAAAGAGGAGCTTGGATACAACTTGGAAACTGAAGAAGAAAAGGAACAGCAGCTTGGAAAAGTATATGCCATGCTGGATGACTACTTTGACGGAGAAGATGCAGATGTTCAGGCACTTTACAATGAACTTTTAACAGAGTTACTTGAAAACGGTTTTTTATCAAAACTGCTCAAAGCAGAGCAGAAAGAAGCGGAGAAGAAAACTCCGAGGAAAAAGTAGAAGAACAGAGAGAGCTTACATGGGAAACGTATTGCACGGAAATCCGCCCGTTTTGGCTTTTAGTTACAAAGGGGTACGGATTTACTGTGCATGACATAGACACGTCTTGTCCGGCTGATTTAAAGCCATATGCAGACGTTTACAACTTAGAGAAGAAGCAAAAAGACAATGATATGTGGATGTGGTTTGGAACATATGGATTGTCAGCGGTATCGGTGGCAGTAGAACATTGCCTTGCTGGTAAAAAAGCTAAATCAAAGTATGTAGACAAGCCTATCACAGAGCATAGTTTGTTAAACGATTCTGAAATGACAGAAGAGGAAATTCAGAAACAGAGAGAATTATTTGTGGCAAAACTCAAAATTATGCAATCAAATTATGAGTTGAGCCACCCAAAGAAAGAAGAGGTGCCACATGAAAATTAAAGGTATTGATGTTTCCGGGTACAATGGAAATATTAACTGGTCAAAAGTAGCAGAGAACGGCGTTGAATTTGCCATTTTGAAAGTAATCCGAAAAGATTTGCAGCCGGACAAGTATTTTGAAGCAAACTGGACAGGAGCAACAGAAGCTGGCGTTCCAGTGCAGGGCGTATATAATTACAGCTACGCAACCAACGCAGAAAAGGCACAGACCGATGCGAAAAGAGTGATCGAAGTTCTTGCCGGAAGAAATGTGATGGTGTGGCTGGATGTAGAGGATAAGTGCCAGCAGAATATTGGCGATAAGATTGTCTCTATTATCAATGAATATCAGAAGATCATTGAAGCCGCAGGGTGCAAATTTGGTGTATACACGGGTCTGTCTTTTTACAACAGCTATATCAAGCCATATCTTGAGCATATTGATTGCCCGTTTTGGGTTGCAAGATACCCGTCCAGTACGCCTATGATGATTACGGCGGACGCACCGGAAGACAAGAAGCCTGATATTCTTCATGAACTTTACGGATGGCAGTATAGTTCAAAAGGATTTGTAGCCGGTGTTTCCGGATGCGTCGATCTGAATGAACTGTATGTAGCGGTAGACACGGTAAATGTCATGCCGGAGCCAGAAAATACACTTCATAAGGTTGGAGAGGAAATCACGGTTTCTTCTTACTACAAATCTTCCACGGCTGGTATTGGAGATGCGATCATCAAGTATGCTTCCGGAACGATTACACGAATCAAGGCGGGTACGCATAATCCATATTGCTTTTCAAAAAATGGAGTTGCAGTAGGTTGGTGCAACGATGGAGATATTCGATCAACGGATGCTTCTGTGCAGTCTACAGATAAAAAGACAACGTATACAGTACGACGCGGCGATACACTTTCAAAGATCGCAAAAGAAAACAATGTAACGGTTGCAAAATTGCAGAAAGATAACGGGATCAAGAACCCAAACAAAATTTATGTAGGGCAGAAAATTTTGATTCAGTAAAAAATCAAGGACGGTAAGGTGTCACAGCCTACCGTCTTTTTATTATGCGTAGAAAGTTGGTGCTGTCATGGCAGATATTGATGAATTACAGATAAAAATTAAGGCTGATTCTGCAAAAGCGAGTGATTCCATTGATAAACTTGCATCAAGTTTGGATAGTCTTGGAAAAAGTCTATCATTTGATACCAGTAAACTTTCAAACATAGCATCTGGAATTAGAAGCATGTCTGACGCGGCAACAGGGTTTAAGGGTGCAAAATCAAAAGAGATTACATCACTTGCCACCGCATTAAACAAATTCTCAAATGTAGACACATCATCTTTCTATGGTATATCTGCGGCAATGAAAAATCTTGCTGCAGGAATGAAAGATACGAAAATGATTGATGCCAGCGGTATTTTAAATACGGCTTCGGCATTATCAAAAATGGGCGGAAAACTTGCCACGGTTGGTACTGATAATCTGGTAAAGATTAAGGACGATTTGGCTTACTTTGTCAAAGGAATGAACAGCGTAGGGGCGCTTAACTTTGATACAACAGGTTTGACCAATCTGATAGGAAGTATCAGCAGACTTGGTGGTAAGATTTCTACACAGGCGACAGCCAATTTGCCGCAAATATCAGCGCAACTACAGAATTTTGTGCGCCAGATGAATAAAATCGGCGAACTGAAATTTGATATGACAAACATGAGTAGCCTTGTGACGTCCATATCAAGGCTAGGAAGCGTTGCGAGCGGAAGAGCGGTAAACAATATACCTTTGCTTGCGGACAACCTTAAATACCTGTTTGAGACGCTTTCAAAAGCTCCTAACGTAAGCGCAAACATCATCCGGATGACAGAAGCACTTGCCAATTTGGCAAAAACAGGAGCATCATCCGGTAGAGCAGCAACATCACTCGGAAAAAGTTTGAACATTTTTAGCGGATCTGCGAACAAGGCGAAGAGTAGCAGCTTTAGTCTTGCGTCAGCATTTGGAAAACTATATGCATCATACTGGCTGTTATTCCGTGCTTTTTCAAAGATTAAGGACGCAATCGACATTTCATCTTCTTTGACAGAGGTTGAGAACGTTGTACGTACCACATTTGGCAATTATGAGAAGCTGATACAGGACTTTTCAAAAACATCCATACAGGATTTTGGCATGTCAGAGTTGACCGCTAAACAGGTGGCAAGCCGATTCCAAGCTATGGGTACAGCCATGGGATTTTCACAAGGAAAGATGGCTGATATGTCGCTACAGCTTACAAAGCTGACTGCTGATATGGCTTCTTTCTATGATATGGAGCAGTCTGACGTTGCGAGAAACTTGCAGGCAGTATTTACCGGGGAGACAGAGCCTTTAAGAAAGTACGGTCTTGACCTCACACAGGCTACTCTTAAAGAATGGGCTATGAAACAGGGACTGGATGCTGACATTTCGTCTATGACACAGGCAGAAAAGACCATGCTTCGGTATCAGTATGTCATGGCTAATACAGCCGCGGCGCAGGGAGACTTTGCGAGAACAGCAGACACATGGGCAAACCAGGTAAGAATACTTAAGCAATCATTTGAACAGCTTGCATCTATCATCGGTGGTGCACTGATTAATGCGTTTAAACCGTTTGTAAAAACGCTTAACGCAGTTATGCAAAAGGTTATTGATTTTGCAACGACAGTAACCAATGCGTTAGGATCAATCTTCGGATGGAAATTTGAGATTTCTGCCGGTGGTTTGGCAGATGATTGGTCTGATGCAGCAGGGAGCGCGGCTGATATAGCAGACAGCACTGGACAGGCAGCGAAGAACGTTGAAAAGATGAATAAGGGCTTAAGAGCCTTTGACGAACTGAATCTGATTACCACTCCGGATAATTCAAGCGGATCTGGTTCTGGTGGTTCCGGCGGTGGTGGTGCATCCGGCGGGGGTGCGTCCGGTGGGCTGGTACAGGTAGATACCATTTTCAAGGACTATGAAAGTCAGATCAGAAGTTTGCGGGAACTTGGGGCATATATCAGCGATGCGTTATCAGATGCCATGGAATCTATTGACTGGGATAGAATTTATTCCAAGGCTAGAAATTTTGGAAAAGGGCTGGCAGATTTCCTTAATGGGCTTATTACACCAAGATTGTTCGGAGATGTCGGCATGACGATTGCAAGTGCGCTTAACACAGCAATTTATGCAGCCTTGTCATTTGGAGAAGAATTTGACTGGACAAATCTGGGAGATTCCATTGCCGCAGGAGTGAATCGCTTCTTTGAAACGTTTGATTTTTCGTCACTTGGTAGAACAATCAATACATGGGTTCATGGAATATATGACACTATTACAACAGCAATTGGAAATATCAAGTGGTCAGAAGTATGGGATGGTGTAACGGATTTTTTGAGTGAAATTGATCTTGAGACAATATCTCTTATTATTGGAGCATTTGCACTTAAGTATGCAGGTAAAATTCTTACAGGTAAAATTCTTAAGGAAACGATAGGAAAACTGATTAGTGAGAAGTTTGTGGCGGCGTTTGGACAAGAGTCAGTAAAGTCAATTCTTTCTTATGTAGTTCCGATTTCACTTTCCGTTGCAGTTGGGGCGTTAACTTTTACTATTGGAAAAGACAGTATAAAAAAAGATGCAGAAAATCTAGTAAAAGCATATAAGGATGGTGGATTTTTACAATATTTGCAAGAAAGCTTAAAGCAGCTTATAAATCCGTTTGAGTGGATAAATGCATATGGTGGGGGCATTTTGAGTCAAAAAGGAATACTTGATCGTTATTCAGACGGAGTTGACTTAAACATTAAGATGCCGAAAAAAGAAGATTATGCATCTTTAGATGAATACCAAAAGGCACTAAACGATTTTAACAATAATGTACCAGACAGCCTAAAAGTTCCAAGTAGCTTTGATTTAAAAGCATGGATAGATGAGTGGAAACAAATAAATGGACTAGATAATGTGGACTTAAGAGCAGAAGTTGTTCTTCCAAACTTGAAAGAAAAAATATCTGGGTTTAAAGACGACGTAAAAGAATGGTGGGGATTAGATGTTGAACTACCCGTTCGCAATAAATTAACAACAACTTTAGAGGATGTTTCTTCATGGTGGGAAGATGTAAAAGAATATTGGGGAGAAAAAAAGCTTTCAATACAGACAGAAATAGGAGAAATAAAAGGTAAAATAGAAGAAAAGTGGAATGAAGCATCTGAATACATTCAAGAAAATATTTTGCCTTGGTTTACTAAAGATCATTGGCTTGAAATAGGAAACGGAATAAAAGAAGGTCTTTCGACTAAATGGGAGGAATTCTCTACATGGTGGAGTGACACAGGTATAGCCGTTTGGTGGAACGAGAAAGTTTCTCCATGGTTTACAGAAGATACATGGAAAAATCTTGGAGAAAGCATAAGAAAAGGTCTATCTAAAAAGTGGGAGGAATTTACTGGATGGTGGGAAAACACCGGATTCTATAAGTGGTGGAATCAAGATGTTGCTCCAAAGTTTACAACAGACAAGTGGACATTTAGTGGTATTTCAGATGGATTAAAAAATGCATGGAATAATGCTATAGCCGCTGTAAAGCACATATGGAACGGATTTGCAAACTGGATGAACTCAAAGCTTTCTTTTTCGTGGGATGCGGTAAACATTGCTGGAAAGCAGATTGTTGGAGCCGGAAGTATAAATCTCGGGAAAATTCCTACTTTTGCCGCCGGAGGATTCCCAAGCCAGTACAGTATGTTTATGGCGGGAGAAAATGGACGGGCAGAAATGCTGGGAACTGTTGGAGGGAAAACAGCGGTTGCCGGTGGACAGGAAATTACAGGTATTCGAGATGCAGTGTACAGTACGGCGCAACAGGAAATGGAATTGCTAAGACAGCAAAATCAGTTGCTTCAAGGAATTTTGGAAAAAGAATTTGGGATTACATCAGAGCAGATCGGAAAAAGTGCTCGCAATTATGCAAAAGATTATTTTAACAGAACTGGAAGAGAAGCATATATTTTCTAATGACAAATACCGCCACTTGTGGTAGAATCATTTTATTACAAGTGGCGGGAGGGTAACACATGGCGTTGATTAAATGTCCTGAATGTGGAAAAGAAATTTCAGACAAAGCAGAAATGTGTATCAATTGCGGTTTTCCGTTAAAACAACACGAAAACAATGAAATGTCTGCGGGGAAAAGTAAATTTTATAAATCATACGAACAAGAAAACGAAAATGATAGAGGGTGGGAACGCCCAAAAGAGCCAGAGATTACAGGTGTTGGAAAATTATTCTTAAGAAATTCTGTTGAAAGATCTCAAAACACGGGATTTAATGGTATATATAAATATACTTTATTCGGAGAAAAAAAAGAGGTTTACTGTCCAAGATGTGGGAGCGAAAATTGTTCTCATTATACGGAGCAGAAATTTGTACCAGGCAAAACAAAGACAAGATACACTGCAAATCTAAATCCATTTAAACCGTTTACTTTAGTAAATAAAAAGGAAAAGATTTTGAGAAAAGATCAAACATATGAAATAAATAAAATTATATGTAATGATTGTGGCTACACTTTCATATAAATTTGGATTTAATATGTGGAGAATTACGATGGAGAATAGGGAGTCTGAATCAGAACTAAATGAGTGCAAAAAGAAGTTGAATAAAGCACATCAAACGATAGAAGAATTGAAAATTAAGATGACGCAAGATAAAAAGAATTACAAATGGGAAATAAGAGAGTTAAATAAAGAAAAAGATGCATTAAAGGCGCACAATACTGATCTTTTTAATCGGGAGTCAAACGCGCTTATTCGTGCGGACGATTTGGAAAAAGAGAACGAAAACTTATTGAAGAAAAAGGATGAATGTACTAGGGATGCAGATTGGGAAAGGCTGGGGAAAGCGGGTATATAAGAGGGAGCGCAGAGATGCGCTTCTTTTCATTTTTAAATTCAATAGGAGGTATATATGGAAAAACAGGAAATCAAGATTACATATGGGAACACGGAAGTAACTCACACGTCGGAGAAAATTTTGATTAAAGCGCCTAATATTGAAGTAATCACAAAATAGATAAAGAAAGAAAAGCAGCATCTATTAAATTGGTGGTAGGTGCTATTTTTATACTCATTTTTAGGAGAATAATCATGAAAAAATATAAACCAATAGACTGGAGCAAGTGCCCAGAAAGTCGCACACCAATAGGAAATCCGAATAATTGCGTCGTGGCGGATATTCTGCCGGACGGAAAAACTGAAATCTTATTTTTAAGTCATGATAACGGTGTTCATATTTGTAAATCTGAAAAGACAACTTGATTGGAGGTGGTCGCATGGCGTACAGTGGATGGCTGTTAAAGATTGGAAATTACACAGTGCCAATGTCTTTTATGAAACCGGAGACATACAGCCCGTATGTCAATATGCAGGACTTAGATGATTATACGGACGCTAACGGATATCTACATAGAAATGCCGTGGAATTAAAGGCGTTAAAAGTTGAGTTTGAAACACCGGCTATGCTTACAAACACGGAATTTAATACCATTATAAGTAAAATACGTCAGCAGTTTACTAATGCAACCGGAAGAGCCTGCTATATCACGGCGTACATACCGGAGTATGACGATTATGTAACACAGTATGGTTACATGGCAGATTTTCAGCCTACGATATACGGAACGTATGGCGGTCAAATCCATTACAACTCTGTAAGACTTGCATTTATAGGGGGTGTATACGATGGTTGATTACCAATATTCAAGCCTGTTTTTAAAGGACAGCGTAGACAAACAGTTAAACATCGTATCTGATGATGGAAAAATCAATATCACAAACACCGAACTGCACCAAGAAAAATTTGAATTGACAGAAAGCTTGTGTTCGGAATCTGAATTAACATTCGGGGCATGTGAAGCCGGGATGATTAAATTCACGGTGTCCAATGTATTCTTGCCAATGAAAGGCAAGTGGTTGACTGCAAAGATGACTCTTGATGGTCACAAAGATAAACCATTCCAAATAGGAAGATACAAGGTTTATTCTGACACACCTACGGCAGATCGGACGTGCCGGGATGTGGTAGCTTACGATGCTTTGTATGATATTTTATCATCTGATGTTACTGATTGGTACAATCAGATACTTCCACAAAAAGATAGCAAGGTAACGCTCAAACAATTCAGAGATAGCTTTTTTAATCATTTTGGAGTGGAACAGGAAGAAGTATCTCTTGTAAATGATGAAATGATTATTGAAAAAACTGTAGAAGTGACAGCATCAAGTAGCGGAAGTTCAGGTACCGCAGAGACAAGCACGATAGGCGAAGCCATGAGCGGAAAAGAGGTTTTGTCTTGTATACTTGAAATTAACGGTTGTATGGGAAATATCGGGCGATATGGAAAGTTTCGCTATGTGTACTTAACACAAGAGATACAGGGGCTTTATCCGGCGAATGATCTTTACCCGGCGGATGATCTTTACCCTAGAAATCCAAAGAGCACCAGCATAAGTAAAAGCCAGTACATTTCAGCACAATATGAAGATTATATTGTCAGAACGATTGACAAACTGCAAATTCGTGAAAAAGAGAATGATATAGGAGTGATTGTAGGTGATGGCGGAAACACTTATGTGATCGAGGGAAATTTCCTTGTTTATGGGAAAGGGACAAAGGAATTAAACGAAATTGGAGAAAAAACGTTATCAAAGATAAAAGGAATTATATACAGACCATTTAGTGCTGACTGCAAAGGAAATCCATGCCTTGAAGCCGGAGATGCGGTACGGCTGGCTACAAAATATGAACTGATCGAGACTTACATCCTAAAGCGCACGCTGAAAGGCATACAGGCTTTGCGTGATGATCTGGAAGCGGACGGGGAAGAGTACCGGACAAGTAAGGTCAACGGAATACAGCGGAGCATATTGCAGCTGAAAGGAAAGAGCAACACGCTGGAACGGTCAATTGAGGAAACAAAGTCGACAATCGTTGATGTGGAAAAGGGCTTGCAATCCCAGATCACACAGACAGCCACAGAAATCCGTTCAGAAGTAAAGAATACCACTGACGGGTTATCATCACGGATTACCCAGAATGCGAGTAGCATTACAGCAGAGGTAAACCGGGCAACAGAAAAAGAGGGACAGCTTGCGGCGGCAATACAAATTAATGCAGAGGGGATCACAAGCAAAGTTTCCCGAGACAGTGTCGTTTCGGAAATTAACCAGTCAGCAGAGGGACTAAAGATTAGAGCTGATTTGTTGGAACTCAGGGGATCTGTGGAGATGACCGGCGGGTATGTGCACATTGACGCGACAGAGAGTACGGACAACTTGGTTGAATTGAAACGGGAAGGCACTCTTGTGCAGATGGGAACAGATGGATTGAAGTCAGTAGCAGATACGAGGGAACTCACAGCCAGCTATTCGGCAGTAGCAGTGCGTGATACATCAGCCAATACGATTGCACAGATGTTGTCGACCGGAAAAGGAATCTCATCCTACGGGTGGGAATCTTATTCGGACAAGCGACTAAAACACGGTATAGAATCTCTTGATCGGGAAAAAAGCGCAGCGCTTATACAGTCTCTGCGTCCGTGCCGCTTTATTTATAACTATGACGCCGCGGGACATTACCGGCATGGTCTGATTGCACAGGAGGTACTGACTGCGATTGGAGATGAAGACTGGGCGATCTGCTCCGAGAATCCAGATCCGGATGGCAATACCTATTATGCGCTTGACAAAACGGAACTGATCGCTGATCTGATCGCTGCAGTACAGTTACAGCAAGAGGCACTAGAAGAATTAAAAAAGAAAGTAGAATGAGAAAATGGTCAATGCAAAAATTCGTGAGTTTGAGAATGACATTATCAATTTTATCAATGCAAGTGTTGATATTCCGATTGAGGTTAAGCATCTGGTACTTAAGGATATTTTGCACCAGGTAGAAGCGGAAGCAAACCGGCACGTTATCGCCGAGCGGGAGCAGATGCAGGAAAATCTTAAAAAGGAGAGTGAGGATCATGAATAAAGCATATAAACGTATCAACTGGGAGAATTACCCGAGCGATGCTACGCCTTTGAATGAAGCGAATCTCAACAATCTGGACAGTGCCACAGATACCATTGACGACCGTGTGATTACTCTGGATACCACAAAAGCCACGAAAACAGAGGTAGCAACTCTTGTGTCGGATGTGACCTTTGAGGAGTCGACCGGAATCATCACGATCACAAAAAAGAATGGTTCAAAGTTTACCATTGACACGCAGATGGAGAAAATCGCGGTAAACTTTGACTACAATCCGACCACGGAGCAGATCGTACTTACTCTGATCGATGGCACAAAGCAGTACATAGACCTGTCGGCGCTGATTACGCAGTATGAGTTTCTTGATACGGATACCGTGGCTTTTACCATTGGCACGGATGGTAAAGTGTCGGCAATCGTGAAAGAGGGAAGCATCAAGGAAAAACATTTAGAGCCTAATTATCTGGCAAAGATCAAGGTAGAGGTTGCAAAGGCAGAAACAAGCCGGGCAGATGCGGCGGCAAACGCTACCAAGGCGGAAAGCTATGCAGTTGGCGGTACCGGCAGCCGGGAGGGAGAGGACACGGATAACGCGGCGTATTACTACCGGCAGGCGAAAAGCATCTCCGAATCTTTTGCAGGAGCATTGCGTCCGATGGGTACCGTTTCATTTGTCAGCTTACCTGCATTAACTGCGGTGACCGCCGGGGATATGTACAATATTTCCGATGAGTTTACGACCACGGACGATTTCAAAGAGGGAGCCGGCAGTGTGATCCCCGCAGGGGCGAATATCTATAAAACATCGGATGGCAAGTGGGATGTTCTTGCGGGTACTCCGGTGACGGGGGTCAAGGGTGCAAAGGAGGTAGCCTACCACCGTGGAAACGTAAGTCTGTCGGCGGCGGATGTTGGGGCAGTAGCCGAGAAGGGGGATGCTTCGGACACGACGGTGACTTTTTCGGCGGAGGCGGAGCGCGCCAACATAACCACTGGAGAGAAGTTGTCTGCGCTATTTAGTAAGATTGCAAAGTGGCTGTCTGATCTTAAGCCAGTGGCTTTTTCAGGTAGCTATGATGATTTAAGCAATAAACCCACGATACCGACGGATACATGGCGACCGGTGCAGGATAATCTTACATCTACAAGCAGTACAGATTGTTTATCTGCACGGATGGGAAAATATTTATCCGAAAATAAAGCCAATGCCGTGCATTATCATGATGCTAGATATTACACGAAAACGGAGACGGATACAAGAATGGCAAAGGCTATGCGGTATGTGGGGTTGTATGAACAGGAGATCGTATTGGCCGCGGGCGGAGAATTTTACCAGGCAATCCCGAGCGAGTATCAGAATGGCGGATATATTTATATAATAAATTGCTCGGGTAACTCGTTGAACTTTACCGGCAACATGGAGGGGTACAATATGGCTGTGAAGAATAGAGGGGCAGCTACGTTGGCGACTCGTGTGCAGGTACATTTCTTTAGTATTGGAGTCTAAACATGTTTGGCACAAACCTGCATAAGCAGTGTTTTATATCTGTTCAAAACCCAGACGTTTTTGTTGACCAAAAGTGACAAATCAGACGATTTATGTCGAAACTTGCGAACGAAATGATTTGAATAATGCTGGCAAAATTTGTAAAATAAAATTGTCCGATAAGGGCACTTCAAGTTCTGGAGAGAGGGCGATGTTTGGCGATTCATTGCCCTCTCAAATGTTACTGGTAAATAATGGTAATTTTTTTGTATGGGGTTGACTGCAAAGAACGTACGTTCTATAATGACATTAACATTATCGGTTGCAGAGATTGGAGGAGAATAAAATGGGGGAAGACAAAGAGAAAAATGTTGCAGATTTTAGCGAGGAAGAATATAAAAAATACATATTTGAAATGATTTCCAAAATGGATAAAACACGATTGAGGTTTTATTACAGACTTATTAGCGGCATGGAAAAAGAACGGGATTAACCGTTCTTTTTTGGATTATCTTTATTTGAAAGAGATTCTACAATACTGTCAACGGAATCTTTCTCACGTTCATTCAAATCCATATAATAAGACAAAAGTCTTTTTATTCTATTAACATCATTACTTCTTGATATTTCTACAAACAAATCAGCCATATCATCAGAATACGGAGAGTTTTGCTCTTCTCCAGTCATAAGATAATCAAGTGTTACTCCAAAGTAATCAGCTATCTTCTGTAATTTGTCTTGTTTTGGAGCACTTCTGCCAGTTTTCCAATCAGTAAAAGTAGAACCGGCTATTCCAGTTGCTTTTCCAACCTTGTATGCAGATACGCCTTTTTCTTCAAGCAGTTTCAAAAATATTTCGTACATATTCCCTCCAAATAAAAAATAGTTATGAAATCATAAATAAAAATGCTTGACAAATAGACTATGGAAGTATACTATATAACCATAGTTATGAAATCATAAATAGTTTTTAATAAAACGGTTGCGATTTCATAATTAAAAAAATGGAACCGTTTATTTTTTCTTGACCGAAACATATTATAACGGATTTCCTAACTATTTGCAATAAAAAGTTAGAATATTTTAAAAACTGTAAGAGCCGATTGCTCGGCTCTTACAGAATTAGCGGAAATTTTCTGGATAATTATTCCGCAAGGAGCATTGTTCACACGAACCACCGTATTTTACATAGTTACATTGAACAGTACCCTTTAAGTAACTTCCATCTCCGGCATCTATGCAATTAAGAACAACGGAGTAGGTTATCTTTTGTGTTTGGCAATAGCCAGTTATGGTGCGATAAGCATTCATGATTATCACCTCCATTCACAAAATGTTACAAGAAAATTATATAGAATATTCTAACTAATTTCAAGGGAAAGGAGTGTTTAAATGTATCAGAAGTTTGAACAGCTTGTAAAGGCAAGAGGAATTTCTACATACAGAGTTGCAAAAGATATTGGTCTTGCCCCTACAGTATTTTCAGATTGGAAATCTGGAAAGAGCAAGCCAAAGACAGACAAGCTGAAAAAGATTGCGGATTACTTCGGGGTTACGATTGAGTATTTTCTTGAGTAGAAAGGAGAAGAATGTCGCATAGCATTGAAGAAGTAAAAGATACCCTATACCAGCAAATTGAAACACTGGCAGAGGAAAGCAAGAAAACATTTGATACGGAAACAAAAATTCGCATTGCAGCCGAAATTGACCGTATCGCTGAAACGATTATTAGTATTGATGATGATTAAACATCGATTATAGTACAGAAAGGAGTTGGATGGAATGGACGAGTTAGTGAAAGTCAATTTTGATACACAGACAGTATCGGCAAGAGAACTGCACGAGCAGTTACATATTAAAACCGCATTCAAAGATTGGTTCCCGAGAATGTGTGAATATGGCTTTGAAGAGGGTAAAGACTTTTGCTCAAAATTGAGCGAAACCTCCGAAAAGGGCGGTAGACCATCAAAAGATGCTGATATTTCTGTAGACATGGCAAAGCAGATTTGCATGATTCAGAGAACACCAGAGGGTAAAGCAGTACGCCAGTACCTTATCGACTTGGAAAAGGCGTGGAACACACCGGAGCAGGTATTTGCCAGAGCGTTAAAGATGGCTGACGAGAAAATCAACAGCCTTAAGGAAAACAACACAAGGCTGATCGCGGAAAATCAGCGAATGAAACCGAAAGAAATCTTTGCTGATGCTGTAGCAACAAGTCACACATCAATTCTTATCGGAGACTTGGAAAAGCTGATCTGCCAGAACGGCTATCAGATAGGACAGAAGCGGTTGTTTGAGTGGTTGCGTGAGAATAACTTCCTTATTAAAAACGGTTCGTCAAAGAATATGCCGCAGCAGAGATATGTTGAACAGGGGTTATTCGAGGTAAAGGAAAGCAACGTGCAGAATCCGGATGGATCAGTAAGAATTACTCGGACAACCAAGGTAACAGGAAAAGGTCAGATATACTTCGTCAACAAATTCTTGAACAGAGGTTATTTTTATGAAAAATAGAACGGAAAACTGGTAGCTTCCAATAACTCATATGGAATTGGAAAGATTAACAGGAGGAATTCATGGATAAACAAACGAACATTGCTTTAAGAAAAACGTTAGATCAGATCGGCGCAAGCCATTCGCTCAAAGGATACACATACACAATTAGAGCGATAGAGAAATGTCTGGACGACAGGGATGCGCTTAGATGTGTTATGAAGGAAATTTATGCAAAAATCGCAGAAGAGAACGGAACTACCACATCTAAAGTAGAAAGAAACATCCGGAACTTAATAGAGGTCACATGGATAAATGGCAATGTGAATGCGATCAATGAGATTTTTGGTTATACTGTTTCGCCGAAAAAGGGGAAGCCAACCAATTCAGAATTTATTGCGGTAATAACAGATTTTGTGTCCTTGCACGGGCAGGAAATTGAAAGTGATTCTTATAAGTGGCGGGAGTGAAGTGCGGATGAAGAAGTTGGCAAGGGTGATTGAATTTGTAGGCTCGGCGATCTTTTTTCTTTGTATGTGTGCGGATGCAACGGAAAATCCTATTGTAGCGATACCGACCATAATCAGCTTACTTTTATTGTATGCCGGATCAAGAATTGAAGGAGGATGGCAGGATGCGGAAGAGATTGTCGAAGATCATGATTATTATGTTGATGGTGATGACACTGACGATGGTATTACCTACATTACATACGACAGCAACGGAACCGAGCGATACATGGATTTCAAATGAGTATCTTCCTTATATAAAGGGGATTTCAAACGAATATCATATTTGCCCGGAAATGGTAATGGCGATTATCGAGCATGAAAGCAGTGGACAAGCCGATGTGAAGAATGGTGGATGCAAAGGTCTCATGCAAATTTATGAAAAATATCACAGAGACCGGATGGAACGTCTTGGAGTAGAAGATCTCTATGATCCGTATGGGAATATCCTTGTTGGATGCGATTATCTGGCGGAGTTGTTTGAGAAATATGAGGGAGACATGAGTACAGTTCTTATGATCTATAGCGGAAAATCAGATGCGTTGACCAGAACATACGAGAATCGCACTGAATATGCCAAAAGCATAATGAACAGGACGGTTGAACTTGAAAGACTTCATGAAGAAACGGAATCAGACTTTGGAGAGGGTCTATAAACACTACTACATTATAATACGAGGAGAATTTCAAATATGAATAAAGAAACAATGGAAAACAACAAAGTGGAACTGGCAGGCGTGATTATTTCAGAGCCGGAGTTTATGTATGAATCATACGGAGAGAATTTTTACAAAATGTCTCTTGGAGTAAAAAGAAAGAGTGGCGCCGTAGACGAGATCCCATTAACCATTTCAGAAAGACTGTTTGACATGGAGGACAGATATTCAGGAATGGCGGTAAGGGTTTCTGGAAGTTATCGATCATTCAACAAACAGGAAGGTACCAGACGCCGGTTGATCTTATCCGTGTTTGTTTGTGACATCGAGGCGATTGACTCAAAAGATGCGAATATTGACAAGAATTGCATTACGATCAATGGATATGTTTGCAAAGAGCCGAATTACAGAGAGACACCACTTGGCCGCGAGATCACAGACATGCTGATTGCAGTAAACAGAGATTATGGGAAATCTGATTACATTCCGTGCATTGCCTGGGGAAGAAATGCAAGATTTGCAGGCGGATTTAAAATCGGGACCCGTGTTAAGTTGATTGGCAGAATCCAGAGCCGAGAATACGACAAGAAGATTTCTGACACGGAGTTTGAGAAGAAAGTGGCTTATGAGGTTTCCGGAAGCAAATGTGATGTGATTGAGGAGGGGAAAAATGAAAATAACAATTAAGAGTATTCACATCGAGAATTTCAAGGGAATCAAGATGCTTGACGTGACTTTCTCGGGCAAAACGAAGATCAGCGGACAGAACGCCGTAGGAAAGACAACGATCTTTGATGCGTTTACATGGCTGCTTTTCAACAAGAACAGTTCTGGAGAGGAAAAGTTTAATGTACGACCACTGAACGAAGGAATACGAGTTGATAATGTGGAGATCAAGGTGTCTGCCATTCTGGATGTAGATGGAAAGGAAGTTGAACTTTCCAAGACACAGAAACAGAACTGGGTTAAGAAGCGTGGAACCGATACGGCAGTATTGCAGGGGAATGTTAATTCGTTTGAGATTGACGGCTATCCGAAGAGTGAAGCGGATTTCAAGGCATATGTTTCGGAATTGGCACAGAGCGAGGAAATGTTCAAAATGCTGACTAATCCGCAGTATTTCTCTTCCTTGAAATGGAAAGACCAGAGAGATATTCTTATGAAACTTGTTTCAGAGGTTTCAGATGTAGAGTTGGCACAGACGGACGCGAAGTATGCGCCATTGCTTTCGGAATTAGAGAAAGCACCGTCTACGGATGATATTAGAGCAAAATTTTCCAAAGCATTGAACGAGTGGAAGAAGAAGCAGGCAGAGATTCCAGTCCGAATTGACGAAGCCATGAAATCCAAGGTTGACATCGATGTTGCAGAACAGGAACTTGCGAAAACAGACTTGGAAACCAAAATTGCAGATATTGATGCGAAGATCAAAGATTCTGACGGAGTAATGATGGAGTTAGGACGTGAAGAAATGCAGCTGCAGTTTGATATGTCTGGGATTATGCAGACTATGAATCGCGATCTGACAAACAGAAGAAGCGAGATCGAAGCAGAATTACGCGATTTGCAAAACGAGATAAAGCGATTTGCAGATACTATTGCTTTGAAAGAGAGACGGGTTTCAGAAAACGAGACGGTTATTTCCAATGCTGATTCAGAGCGGAAAAGGCTTGGAGAGGAGTACAACGCAGAAACAGCAAAGGCTTTTGATGAATTCCCATATCTGTTTGATGAATCAAAGTGGGTATTTGATGAAAACAGCACCGTTTGCTCATTGTGTGGTCAGAAGTTGCCGGAAGATAAAATCGAGCAGTTAAAGGCTGATTTTGAAAGCAGAAAGCGAAAAGCCAAGTCGGATGCAGAAGAAAAGTTAAAATCAGAAAAGATCAGATTTGACACAGAAAAGAGAACAGCACTGAACAGATTGGTTGATATTGGCACAGAGAGAAAAAATCTTATCACAAAATTAAGGGATGAAAATGCCAAAGTAAAGGAAGAAATAAAGTCCTTAAAGGAACAGGAGCAGGAAGATATTGCAAAAAAAGAAAAAATTTGCCAGCAGTTATCATCGATTCCGGAAATTGCCGATTATTCGCAGAATGAAGAGTATGTGAAGATGAAAGCCAGACACGATGAAGTTCTGGTAGAAATCGAAAATCTGAAAGCTAATGGAGAGGATGCAGCAGTTGAAACCTTAAAATCTGAAAAAGAAGAGTTGCAGGCACGTCTTGATGAAGTAAACAGCACTATTGCAAAGGCATCCATGAATGTTGAGATTGATGAACGTATATGGCAGTTGCAGGAAGAACAGAAAGAAATCGGGCAGAAAGTTGCAGACCAGGAACAGATTCTTTACATGTTGGAAGAGTTTATTCGTTTCAAACTGGATAAGGTTTCTGAAACCATCAACAGCCATTTCAAGACAGTTAATTTCAAACTCTTTGAAATGCAGTTAAATGGCGGTATGAAAGATTGCTGTGAGTGCACCGTAAATGGAGTGCCGTATTCGACTTTGAATAGCGGTCATAGAATTGTAGCCGGACTTGATATTATCCGTTCTCTTAGCGAGTTATATGGCGTTATCGTGCCGATTTTTGTGGATAACGCAGAGAGCTTAAATGATTTCAATGTGCCGGATATGGATGCACAGTTAATCCTTTTGAGTGTATCAGCGGACAAGCAGTTGAAAGTGGAGGGTGTTTAAATGGGAGAAGTTATCAAATCTTACAAAGGATTTAACAAAAATATGACTTGTCGTGGCTTTCAGTACGAAGAAGGAAAAGAGTATGAGGAAGAAATCGTAGAAGTTTGCGATCATGGATTTCACGCTTGCGAGTATCCGCTTGATTGCTTGAATTATTATTATCCAAATGAAAGCGTATACCACGAGGTAGAGCAGAGCGGAGAAATCCAGAAACATAATGATGATACTAAGGTAGCATCTACAAAAATTAAGATCGGAGCAGAAATTAGCATTGCGGGTCTTGTTAAAGCTGCAATCGAATATACAGTAAAACGTGTAAAAAAGGACGCTGAAAGCGATGAAAAGCATGGAGCATCCTCGGCAACCGGATACAAGGGAGCATCCTCGGCAACCGGCACCTGTGGAGCATCCTCGGCAACCGGCACCTGTGGAGCATCCGCGGCAACCGGATACAAGGGAGCATCCTCGGCAACCGGATACAAGGGAGCATCCTCGGCAACCGGATACAAGGGAGCATCCTCGGCAACCGGAGACTATGGAGCATCCTCGGCAACCGGCACCTGTGGAGCATCCGCGGCAACCGGAGACTATGGAGCATCCTCGGCAACCGGATACAAGGGAGCATCCTCGGCAACCGGATACAAGGGAGCATCCTCGGCAACCGG